CTACGCAGGCATGCGGGAACGCTCCAGATCGATCCGTGCAAGGACCTCCTCGCGGCCCAGCAGTTCGACCACTGCATCGATGGCGGGTGTCTGCGCCTCGCCCGTCACGATGACCCGCAGCGGCATGGCAAGTTTCGGCATCTTCCAAGCGCGCTCGGTGGCGGTTGTCTTGATCGCTTCGCCGATCGCCGGGCGTTCCCAGGGCACGACCCGCAGTCGATCCACGAGTGCATCCACGGCGCTGCCCAGGCCCTCGGCGTAGTGTTGCTCGCGCAGTGCATCGGTGGGGGTGAGTCTCCGGTAGAAATAGACGGCGGCATCCGCGAGTTCGTCGATGCGGCTCACCCGTTCCTTCAGCAGCGCGGCGACGCGCGCGAGCGACGGCCCGGCGTCGGTGTCGCAGTCGTGCTTCCTGAGGAACGGCGCGACCAGTTCGGCGACCCGATCGTCGTCGGCCGCCTTCAGGTACTGCTGGTTCAGCCAGAGAAGCTTCTCGGGATTGAACTTGGCCGGACTGCGGCTGATGTGACCGAGGTCGAACCACTCGACGAATTGCTCCATCGTGAACATCTCCTCGTCGCCGTGGGACCAACCGAGCCGCGCGAGGTAGTTGTTGAGCGCCTCCGGGAGGTACCCGTTGTCGAGGTACTGCATCACGCTCACCGCGCCGTGCCGCTTCGAGAGCCGCTCGCCGTCCTCGCCAAGAATCATCGGCACATGCCCGTACAGCGGGACTGGGGCCCCGAGCGCGTTGTAGATGTTGATCTGCCGCGGGGTGTTGTTCACGTGGTCGTCGCCACGGATGACGTGGGTGATGTTCATGTCCCAGTCGTCCACCACGACGCCGAAGTTGTAGGTCGGCACGCCATCGGCACGCATGATCACGAGGTCGTCGAGTTCCTCGTTGGCGAACGTGATGGGCCCCTTCACGAGGTCGTTCCAGGTGACGACGCCATCATCCGGATTGCGGAAGCGGATGACCGGTTCGACCCCTTCGGGAATCGCCTGGCCGCCCACGTTCTCCGGCCGCCAGCGGCCGTCGTAGCGAGGCTTGGCGCCCGCGGCGCGCTGCTGCTCGCGCATGGCATCGAGTTCCTCGCGCGACGCGTAGCAGCGGTAGGCCTTGCCCTCCGCGAGGAGTTGATCGACGACCTCGCGATACCGGTCGAGCCGTTCCATTTGGTAGAACGGCCCCTCGTCGTAGTCGAGCGAGAGCCAGTCCATCGCGTCCAGGATCGCCTGCGTGGAGGCGGCGGTGGACCGCTCGGTGTCGGTGTCCTCGATGCGCAGCACGAACGTGCCACCGTGACGGCGTGCGAAGGCCCAGGAGAAGAGCGCGGTGCGTGCGCCACCGATGTGGAGATATCCGGTGGGGCTGGGAGCAAAGCGGGTGCGGATCATGGATGAGTGCGGGGCTTGGGCGGAAGCGCGAGATTCTACGTGACGCCTCCGATGCCGGTCGCGCGGCTTGACCGTCCGCAACGCGCTGTGGCCTAATTCGCGCCTTCTCGCGGCGGGCGGTTAGCTCAGCGGTAGAGCACTGCCTTCACACGGCAGGGGTCAGTGGTTCGATCCCACTACCGCCCACCAAAAACAAGGGGTTACGAGAGCCCCGGTGTGACGTAACCCGCCACAATCCGCGTCACACCCCCGGATTCCGCGTGTTGACGTCACAATGGCGCCACAGTTACCCAGGGCGCGCATATGATGACCGCTACCAGCATTCTGTTTCGACTCTTGATCTCAAGTGCCGTCTTGACGTTCGTTTGGATGGTGGCGCAGGCCCTCGTGCACGCGCATTCCCGCGGGCTGCTGATGCCATCATGGGAAACTGCCCCGCTCGTCCCGATAGGCGTTCTTGTCGCGGCGATGCTGGTCTACGTGATAGGTGTGGCGCTGTACGCCACATGGGCGATCCCGGACCTTGATCCGGATGACGACGGCGGGTGGTTTTAGGCCGCCGCCTTACTCCTCCCGATCCGCCGGCCAGGTCCGGTCAATGATCGACTGCGTTCGGTGCTCCTCCCCACGACCAGAGCGGACCCAGCCGAAGAACACAACCGCATGCACTGGCAGGATTCGGAACAGCCAGTATCGGGTCACAAGGCGGTTGCACCACTCCGGCGGAAGATACTCCTCGATCTGCAGCGCACTGATACGGGCACGCCAGAAGCAACCAGTCTGGTTCCAGATCAGGTAGCCGCGCTCCGGCCCCATGATCCGCCGCATGCCGGCCATCCAGTTCGGCAGCCGTTCGGCGCCGCGCTCGAGTCCCGCCGCGCCCCACTGCATGTGCGGAACCCACGTCTTTGCGGAGCGGCGCAGCACCAACCATCCGCCGTCTCTTCGATAGCGCGCGAGCGCATAGGTGTAGCAGTTTCCGAATCGCATGATGAACCTCCATCATTCGAGATCCTCGGCCCGGGCCACGTCCGCCCGGCACTCGATCAGTGAGACGCGGTTGCGGTCGGCGCCGCCGGCTCGCTCAAGGACCGCTGCAACTCGATCAGTGACTTCTGCATGTTGCGCAACGAGTTCATCAAGTCTTCGACCGATGGCAACGACTCGGGCTCGACAGGCGTCGAGGCTGGCGTCGACGGCTGGAACCGTGGGCACTGGACGGTTGGCGCGGTCAGCGGCGGCTTGCTGGCGCAGCCGCTCAAGGTGGTCAGCAACAGCAGCGAGAGCACGGCTGCTCGCCTCGATGGTTTCGCGTCGTTCACGTTCACTCTCCTGTTCCTGCTTGCGGTGCCGCGCATCCTGCTGACGGGCGGCTGCTTGCATCACCTCGAGGCGCTCCTCGGCGACGGTGGCCCGCGCTTCCCACCGCTCGGCATCCACCCACAGCCACCCCGACAGCGCGAGCAGCGCGACGAGCGCCAAGCCGGTGACCGCCTCCAGGGGGTTGCCCCGGAGGATTGACCAGAGCGCACCCATCACTGCTGGCCCATCTTCTTGGCGAGTTCGGTGGCGAGCTCGATGCGCTTCTCGTTCTGCCGCTGGACCTTCGCCTCGAACTCCTCGGGGTCGATGCCCTTGCGCTGCAGCTCGCGCTGGAGCTTGGCGACGTTGGCCTTGATCTCCGCGTCCCTCGCCCGGAACTGGATCACGGCGTTGCGCTGGAGCACGTCAGTCGGGTAGGCCGCGAGCTTCACGCCCACCGACGATGCCGCCGCCTGCACCACCGACTGCTCGCGGCCGAAGGCGTCCGTTTTCCCGCTGCCGGCCCCGAGGATCTTCTCGGTCGAGTAGGCGAACGGCACGCCGGGCGTGTTGGGCGCGAACGCCTTGTAGAGGTAGTCGGCCACCTTGCCGGCCATCTCCGCCGCCGTGTCCGTCTGCTGGGTGATCTCCTTGCCGGTGAACGCGCTCTTGTTGAGGGCGAGTTCCGCGAAGAGTCCGGCCGGACCGGACGGCATCAACTGCGGGAAGAACGGCACCACGCTGTGCGTCTGCCCCCAGTCGACGATGTCGCCCACGGGAATCCAGCGGCGCACGTCGAGGAAGACGGGACTGCCGTGCTCGTCATTCCACGGCGCGCGCAAGAGCTTCGGCGACCCCAGGATGGTGCGGCCCGCCACCTCCTCCGGCAGCAGGCGCCGCTCCTTGTCCTCGTCGCCACCCGACACCGCGTAGCCGATCAGGTTGAGCAGGCCCATGATCCCGCCCCACTTCGCAATCTTCCACGGCTTCGTCTTCGCGGTGTGCAGCATCATCGGCAGCGCGCGGTACGTGAACGAGATGAAGGGGAAGGCGGTGGAGCGCATCAGGTTGATCCAGGGCGCGTTGATCTGGTAGTCCAGGAACGACTGCCGCGCCTGGCGCCCGGCTTCCACGTCCGACGACCCGTCGCCCTTCGCGCGGATGAATGCCGCGAGCCGGAAAACCAGATCCTCGTTCTCGTACGCCTTCACTAGCTTGTCCCGCACGAAAGCGCCGGACTTCCCCGCCCTGCTCTGCGCAGCCAGCGAGAACGCCTCCCGGAATCGCATCTGCGTGATGAGGGTCACGATCGACGACACGCGTGTGAGTCCCTGCGCGGGATCGATGGCGTCCACCTCGGCGCGCAGTTGGTCGATGAGCGGCTGGATGGTTTCCTTCTGCAGCTCGGTCAGGTTGTAGAGCCCCTCCGATCCGCCGGCATCTTCGAACCGCTCCAGCACCAGCGCATTCTCCGGCCGGTCCTGGTGGCGGATCACCTCAAGGGCGGCCAGCACGTCCTTCACGCCGACGTCGTGGAAGTCCGCCATGAGCACGTTCGACATCACGTTATTCATGTGGACCGGCAGCGATAGCGCGGTCTTCGAGAGCTTCCACGCCCGCAGGAGATCGGCGTACGTCTCGCCCAGCGGGTACACGTTCGTGTTCACGATTTGCCGGACGTCGTTCCAGATCGGGCCGGGCACGTACATGCCTGCCAGCGCACCGTAGGCGCGAGCGCTCGTCCCGGGGATCTTGCTCTCCGGCACCAGCACCCATTCGTCCGGCGTGTAGGCGCGCGTCATCGACATCATCCGGCCGGTGTCGGTGGCGAGGTTCGCGCCCTGGGGCAGCGTCTCGTCCGTCTTCCCGTGGTTGACGGCGAGGTACTCGAGCATCCGGCCGACCTCGACGTCGTGGATCATCCGGTGCAACGTGGCGGCCATGCCGTAGCGGATCTCGTCTACCTCGCCCATCGCCTGCCGCTCGGCCTGCGTGAAGTCGCGGGCAAGCAGCAGATTCGCACCCTTCGTGTCGCGAGCGGTCCACGGCGCGGCATCGCGCTCCCATGCGCCGTACATCGCTGGCACCGGCTCGCCGGCAGGCCAGTAGTGCGTCTCCAGAATCCGGCCCCGACGGCCCAGCGGACCGAAGCCCTCGAGATCCGCCGTGCCCTCGCCCACCGCGGCGCGACGGTCGAAGCGGATGAACGCCTCGCCGCGCAGCCCCTTGTCCGCCTTGCCGTCCTGCGTCTTCCGCCCCCACCAGGCGGGCGCGACGTTCTGGATGGCCTTCATGGGCACCGCCTGACTCATGCCGCGGCCCTGGTACTGATCGCCCCGGACCTTCAGCGCCCGGGACCGCTCGACCTTCGCCTGCTCCGGCATCTCGAGCACGTGCTTCTGGTACGACCGATGGACGTAAGCCCAGCGGTGCGCCTCGAAGGCGTCGGCGCTGAGCTGGCCCAGCCGCACGGCCTCCTGCCCCATCTCGTCGGCCACCCGCTGGTACAGATCGATGATCCGCACCGACTCCTCGGGGAGTCCGGCCTTCAGCAGATCGGCGCGCGATCGGTCGCCGTTCACGTACTCGTAGAGCACCCGGGATTCGGCGCGCGTCAGGTTCGCGAGCGCGTCGATGGCGTGCTTCGACGATCGGACGCCGGCACGCATGCGGCCCTGCATGGCGGACCGCTGGTCTTTCACGTCCTGCGGGAGTCCGTACTGATCCACCAGCCCGGCCTTGGCGCGCTCCCACGCCTGCGGCGCGACGGTGCTGGCGAGGCTGCCCAACTTCTCCAGCACCCCGTCTATGACGGTAGCCGTGACCTTGTCCAGCCGGAGCGCTTGCATGGGCACGCGGACGAGCGCGTCGAGCGCCTGGGAGCCGCGACGGCGCGAGAGCACTTCGGCTGCACGGGCTTGGTCCTGCTCGGTGTAGCGGGCTTCGGAGAGGGGCTGCGCGAGGTTCTGATTCACGCGGGAGAGGCTGGCGCCGCTCGTCTCACGCGGATACACCGCCTGCTCGGCGTCGAAAGCGACGTAGTAGACGGGGCCACCGAGATGGCGCGCGTCCACGATGATGCCGTCGTGGCCCTTCTTGCGAGCGCGCTCGCGGAACCGGTGCGCCTCTTCGACGGAATCGAAGCCGGGGATGGTTTCCGGGCGGACGACAAGCGGGTTGCGGATGTCGAGATGGAACGGCGCGACCTCGCCGTACCGTGCGGCGATGCCCTCGTCCGCCGCGAACCAGACCCCTAGCCCGCTGGAGGGGTTTCCGCTGGCGCGGCCGAGGGCGTCGAGGGCGAAGTCGGCGCCGGAGAGTTCCCGGGTTGCGCCCCGATAAGTCGTGCCAGGTCGCCCGTCTGCTCCGCGGATGCGAGTTGCTTCAGGAAACCCTGATCGGGCACGCCCGCCTCCGACAGTTCGGTAAACGTCTTCATTGCCATCTCCTTGCCGCGTGAACAATGGTAGCCCAGCCATCGCCTTCTCGCGCATGGCGGGGGTGATGAGGAAGCCGGGTTGCGATAGGGTTGCCGCAGGCTGGATGGTGCGCCGCTCAGGCATGTGCTCCATCCATCGCTGCGCGCCAGAGCGGGTGTCGAACCCCACTTCCACCCGGCCATCGACCATACCGTTCCACGGAGCGTAGGCGGCGCCGTCTCCGATTTGCACCACGCCCATCGACCCGCCGCCCACCTTCTTCAGCACGTCCTTCGCGACGTTGGGCACGATCTTGTCGTAGAAGGCGCGCATGCCTTCGCCGCCGACCTTGAGACCGTCGCCGCTCAGGTCGCCGCTGCGGTCCTGCATGATCTTCTCGGCGATCTCCTTGCCCACAACATCGCTCAACGCCTTTCCGGTGAACTCGTTCCCGGACAGCCCGCCGCTGAGGCTTCGCGTTTGCGCCTCCGGGGTCACGAGGAACTCGATTGCGTTGCCGCCGGCCGGGTAGATCGTCACGATCTTGTTGCCGTCCCCGTACGGCTTCCAGTCAATCGAGCGCACTTGCTTGCTCAGGTCGTACCGCTCCGCCGACTGCGCGCCGGTGACGAACGCCACCGCGTCGTAGCCTTCCTCCGCCGCCATGCGGATCACGCGCTTCAGGGCGAGGGCGGTCCAAGATTCGGTCTTGGTGACGAAGGGGGCGGAGGGGATAAGGGCCGCGCCGCTGGCGTCAAGGTCACGCCCGGCCCGCATGACTCTGTACTCTTCCTGCCTGCCAACCAGCGCAGCCAAGTCCAAAATGTTCATGTGGATGCCGGCGCGCTCAGCCGTGCGGCGGTCTACGCCAGAAGCCACCTGTTGCTGGATGTACTCATCAAGCAGCCCATCGAGGAAGCGATTGAACTCGCGGTTGTTGACGGGCTTGATGTTTGGATCGGAAAACCCGCGCTTTCTTCCATCCTGCGCCCAGTCGCTCTGGATCTCCTCCACGAACAGCACGCGCCGGCCTTCGCTGTCCGTGCGGTCGTTGAGGCGGATATGGGCGAGGACGTTGGGGGCGTCCCAGTGGGGGGATTTGTAGGTCGGCTTGAAGCCGCGCCCAGCATCGTTTTGGGCGTCAAGCGCGAATCCGCGCTCGATCGCGTCATCCTCAGAGATTTCAGTCGGGAAGCGATAGACCGCGGTCGTTCCGTCGGGACGCGTAACTGTTACCGCCCAGGAGTCGTAGTCGTCGCCGACCTCCATATCAACGACAGCGGTCGTCTCGTTCGGCGTTTTCTGCGGCAGCGTCAGCAGCACCTCCCGGTAGTTCGTGCCGCCGGGAAGTTGGTAGTTGGCGTACCTGACCGGCATGTCGCTTCTTGTGTCGGGGTCCCAGGCGTCGGAGATGGCGATTCCTGGCGTGCTGCCGGCACCCATCACCTCGCCGTCTTCGTCGACCACCGCGAAACGGAATGTCTCTTCAGGCGGCTGCTCGACGACGCGCCATCCAGCGGGCAGTGCCGTTTCGTTCTTGCTGTCGGACAGCACCACCTCCTCCACCCTTACCCCGTTCTCCCGCAGGAACTCGAGCACCTCCTCCGACGTGACCTTGCCCTCCCGCGTGCCGAGCCATTCCGTGACGCCGGACCATTCCACCTCGTCCGCCTTCACGGCGCCCGCCTTGACCCATGCCGCCAGCCGCGCCTTCCATTCCGCGCCCGTGCCGGTGGAGCCCTTCCGCGCGATCTCGTCCGCCATCTTGGAGTAGAAGATCGGCGCGGCGCGCATCAGTCGGCCGTCCACGTACATCCGAATCCCAGCATCCCGCCGCTTCGCAAACGCTCGGCGCGGCGCATCGGCCACCAGTCCCAGCACCTCGCCATCCGTCCAGCCCTTCGCGATCCGCGCGAGGCCCACCTTCCGCAGCACGGCCCGGATGAAGCTCGCCCAGCGTTGCAGCAGCGTCGGCTCCCGACCCTCGCGAGCGTAGTCGGCCAGCACCTCCTCGACCGACTCCAGCTCGCCCATGTCGGGATAGCGGGCGCGCAGTGCGGCGGCATCCTCGCGGAGCTTCGCGTTGCCGTCCTGCATGCTCCGCAGCAGCGCGGACTTCTCCTCGCCCATGAGATCGAGCGCGGCGTGGAAAACCTCGTGGGCGAGCAGCCCCTCGACGTGCTCCATGCTCCGCATCTCGGGAGCCACCACGTACACGCGACCGCCCTCGTAGGCGCCCTCGGCGTTGGCGGCAGTCATGCGGCGCGCGAGCGAGCGACCGATGCGCGGATCGTTGGTGCTCTTCACGACGAAGATCGGCGGCGCACCCGGCAGCCGGCGCTTGAGATCGGCAACGGCGGCGTCGATGTCTTCGGGGCTGGCGCGTTGGAAGCGGGATGCGGGGGATTGGCCGGTGCGGGACAGCAGCCGTCGGACGATCATTGCGTCGTCGCCCGAGAAGATCACGTAGTTGTGAGTGCCGTCGCCCGACGCGCGAGAGCCGCCGTCGAGATACTTGATGCCCTTGATACCGAATTCGGACAGCCACTCGGACGCATCGCGATCCCCGCCTTGCTCGCGACGCAGCGCACCGTAGATTTCCTCCCCGGTGGGGTCCAGGTCGAGGATGTTCTGGCCGGACCTGTTGGGCAGTTCACGTCCACGCAGCGCATCGCGCACCTTCTCGGGCTGCCCGCTCAGCGGCAGGTCCCACGCGAGCAACACGTCGTCCTCGGGGACTTCAACCTCGTAGAGTTGGCCCTGCGCTGCGTTGACGGCATCGCGCAGTTCCTGCGACGCGTCGTAGTTGTCCAGTTCCTTGAACGCGGCGGTGATCGCCTGGGCCGGGTAGTCAAACCCCAGCCAATCGTCTGCGGCCAATGCCCGGATGACACGAGCGCGCTGCGGGCTCATGGTCTCGGCAGCTGCCAGCGCCTCGTCAAGGTCGGCGTCGTCGGGCAGTTCCTCGCGGAACTCGCGCACGATGTCACGGTAGCTCAGGCCCTTCCGATAGTGCTCTGCAATCTCCTTGCGAGATGCGAAGTACAGGCCCCAGCCGTAGGCTTGGGCGCCCTCCCCGGAACCGATGAATGCCGTGTCGAACCGCTCGATGTTGCGCGCAGGAGAGCCGTGGAAGGCGCGCGAAAGTCTGCCGCGCCCCGCAGGCTCGGGGACGGCGCCGCCCAGCACGCCGACGATCTGGCGCTTCTTGTCCGCGTCGATCTCCGCCGTTTCGATCACCTGCAGCAGTCCCGCGCGAAGTTCATCGGCGGACACCTTCGCGTCGGCTGCCCAGAAGTTGAGCACCAGCGGCAGGCCGGACGCGGAGAAGTCTCGGCGGCGGGATTCCGCTTGGAGCGTGGCGGCAAGATCGACGGCGACGGCTGCGACCTTCTTCGTGATCTTCGGGGGCTTGGGGGTGGCGGGGGGCGGGGCGGACACCGCCTCCACCTCGGGCGACACAGCCGGCGCAGGTGCCTCCGCTTTCACCTCCCCGCGCTGCGCAAACGCCTTCGTCGTATCCCCCTCCTTCAGCCACGCCTTGAACTCTGCCGGCGTCGTCTCGGTGATCGCGCGCAGCCGGTCCCATCCCTTCGTGTAGTTCTCCAGATACGCGGCGCGGGCCTCGGCCTCGGTCTCGAAGCCCAAGAGAATTTTGTGTTCATCGAAGTGCCCGTTGCCCTTCGTCTGGTCGATCACGAACACGGGACCGGTCCAATCCTCCGGCGTGCCGGGTTTCACGAACACGTCGATGTGATCCTTGTCCTTGCCGACGGTGCCCTTGATGTAGCCGTAGTGACTGCGCATCGTCACGGACCACGCCGTGCCGTTGGCATCCGTGCCGCTGCGCTTCGACCCGGCAGGGTTCTCGATGCTGAGATCCAGCCCGATCAGGCGAGCGTGTCCGAGTCTGTAGTTCCCCGCATCCTTCTGCGCGTCCGTCGGCTGCGGCAGATCGTTCTTCGGGCTGGTCGCGGCCTCGTGGGCGGCCTCGTCGATCGCGCTCGCGTCGTCGTTGGCTGCTTCCTCAATCCCCACACTCTCCCGCGTGAACGTCGGCATGGCATCCAGTGCCGCCTGCACATCGGCCAGCACCCCGCGCGCCTTCGCCTCTTTCAGCACCTTCGCGATCACATCCGCGCGCTCGGCGAGCAGTTGCTCGGCGTGGTCGGTCACGGCCATGACCGCCGCGTCACGGGCTTGCATGCCCTCCTCGCGGTACTCCGCCGCGGCGCCTTTCAGGATCGCGGCTTCGTGGGACGACAGGCCCATCTTCTTCAGGCAACGGGTCAAGCTCATGGATGCAGGGCCCTCAGGAACGAGAAGGCGAGTTCGATGATCTCGAGATCATCGGTCTCGATGTCGAAGGGGCGGACCGACGGCGGCGCGTCGTGGTCCGGGTAGAACATGCTGACGCGCCCACCACCGAAGCCGCCGGCTCCGCCAGTGATGCGATTCACGATCGCGTCGGCGCCCGACTCCATGTAGCGGAGCCAGGCGGCGAGGATCTCTCCTGCGGTCAGCCCCGGCTGAATCTCCGTCGACCAGACCGCATCGACGATCTCGGCGAGGGTCGGCACATCAAGGCGTCAGCGTGAGGATGTCGTTGGTCGCGCCAGCCCAGTCGACGTTGAGCGGACCGGTGACGAGGGAGCGATCGGACCCGAGATCCACGTACGCGATGGCTCGCTTGTTGGCGTCGGTGTTGTTGTAGACGATCCCCCACCGCGCATTCGTGAACCCGCTCGCGTCCTGCGCGAGGTTCACCACGTCAGCACGGAAGGTCGGCACGCCGGAGACGATCGACCAGGACTCGGAGGTCAGGGCGATCGGGCCGGTGTAGCTCGTGCCTCCGGTGCCCACCTGACTCGTGGCGAAGTTGGTCGTGCCCGTGCCGCCCCAGTGCGGGGCCGCCGTTGTCTTCGTCGGCGTGGCGGCGGAGGTGATGAGGCCGAGGCGCCAGTCGTCTCCGTCCATGTCGTGGATCTTGTTGCCCAGGTCGAGGAGACCCTGAGCGAACCAGAAGATGTCGCCTGCTGCCATGTGCTGCTCCTTACGGTAGGAATCCGCGCGAGCGGAGGAAATCGGCCATGCCGCTCATGATCTGGCGGGCCTGGGTGGCGCCGGCCAAGGGCTCGTCCCATACGGCTTCGGCAATCTCGGCCGCGGTCAGCGTGTCCAGCGAGGTGGAGATCGTCGCCACGGCGCCGGCAGCGAGTGCGTCACCCACCGAGCAGGCAACCGTCACGGCGCCTGCGATCGTTGCCGTGAGTCCGGCGGCGGAGGCGTCGCCTACCGCACACGAGATCGTTGTCGCCGTCGAGACCGATGCGGTGAGTCCCGCAGCCGCGGCGTCGCCGACGGTGGCGTTGATCGTGATCGGGCTCGAGATCGTGGCCGGCGACCCGGCCGCAACTGCATCCCCGACCGCACAGTCGATGCTGTTGCCGGTGGCGATCGTCGCGACAGCGCCAGCAGCCACCGCATCGCCCACCGCGCAGCCGATCGTGATGCTCGATGCGACGTTGGCCTGGGCGCCAACTGCTGCTGCATCGCCCACCGAGCACGAGATCGTGACGGGCTGGGAGACGGTGGCGGTCTGGCCTGCTGCTGCCGCATCGCCGACGCTCGCGGCGATGGTGATCGGCGAGGAGACGGTGGCCTGAGATCCCGCTGCCGCCGCGTTTCCAGCGACGCAGTCGATCGTCACTCCGCCGCCGAGGAAGATCCTGTTGCGCCGATACGTGGGCGCGTAGAGTTGCCAGGGGTTGACGGTGAGTGCCGCCAACTCAGTGCTTGTCAGTCCCTTCCGGAACGCCGCGGCGCCGTAGATCGCGGAGCGGGTCCATCGAGCGACGCTGACGGCGTTGCCTGAGACCGTGAACGGGTTGCCTGACTTCGAGCCGGATCGGACGCCGTTGTGATAGAACTCTGCCGCACCGCCGAACGTAGAGGCCCCAAGGCAGACGAAGTCTCCGGTCGACAGACCGCTGAGTGTCTGCTGGTTGGCGCCGTTCCACGCGCCCGCCCAGTCCATGCCCCAGGTGACAGAGGAGCCGGTCTTGCTGAAGATGTCCAGCGTGTGCTGGTTGTCTCGCCTGAAGTTCAGCCACTGCGCGCTGGTGTCGGCTGCGTCGAAGATGAACCACACCAGCAACGACAGTTCGGTGGCGCCTTCGAGGAAGCCGTTCGAATCCAGGTAGTTCGAGGCTGTTGGCGTCGGTCCGACGAGACGCCCCGCCGTGCCATGTCTTGCTTCCTGAAGCTCGTACTGGTTGTTGCCGTCCTGCGAGGCCGCGTACTTCCCGCTTACAAGGTTGAGCAACTGCGAGGGCGTGCTGCCGTTGGGCGCCCCCCACAGGTAGCTCAGTCCGCGACGCAGCCATATGGGGCTCGGCGGAACCGCCCCATTGGGTTGGCGCGAGCGGGGTACTACGCGTCGAGCCATCTCAGTAGTTCACGGCCCGGTACTGCGCGCTGTTGCCAGAGCCGGCGAGCGTCACGCCAGCATCGTTCCGCACGATGACATCCACCTTGGGCGGCATCGTTCCACCGAATGCCACTGCGATCGGGAACGCCGCGCTGCGCACTGCCGCCGCCTTCGTGATGTCGATCACGCCGATGCGTACGAGGTTCGCGAACAGCGTGTCTTCGGAGAAGTTCGTGCCGTCCACAGACGTTCTGACGTAGACCAGGATCTGCTTGTTGCCGGTCTCGGTGACGTTCGCGATCTCGATGTCGACGAGGTAGTCGTCGGCAAGCGTCGTCGTGTTGTCGATCGTGCCGAGGTTGGCGAACGAGTTCGCCGTGAGGCTGTTGAGCCCCGCCGCATTCGAAAGCGCGGTGGCGGTGCCGTAGCTGTCCATTAAACCTCCCTCAGTGCGGCGAGTACATGCGCCAGAGTGACAACAAAGCCCGCGCCGAACAGCACTTCAGCCCGACTCGCCGGCTGGACGGCCAGATCCTTCACCTTGTCCGCCAGCGTTTGCGTGAGCGCGCCGCCCTGAACGAGAGCGGCCAGCAGCGTCCGCGTGTTCTCGTGACCGATGTCAATGCCGGGGTCCGAGGTGAGGAACCGCAGGCCCCACTTCACGACCGGGTTCGTCGGGCCAAGGGCCTCCAGCGTTTCGAGGAACGTCGCGGCATCGTTGAGCGGGAGCGCTGCCAAGATGCCTCGCGCCGTCATGAACCGCGTCTTCACCATCGTTTCCGTGGGCGCGTTCAGCATGTTCACAAGATGGCCCGGCCCGTCGGGAATGAACTGCACGTAGCCGAACCCCTCCGGGTCGGAAGTCAACTCGGCGCGAAGTGCGGCGCGCTGTTCGGGAGTCATGGCGTGTCGATTCCTTGTGCGTCCATCTCAAGAATCCGGCCGTTCGCGTCACGCTTCGTGACGGTGAACTTCCAGCGGGTAGCGTGCGGGCGCTGCTGCATGTGCGCCTCGGTGAGCGTTCGCATGGCGGCGACCATCTCGCCCACGGTCCCCGCGGTGGCGGAGAGCGCCGTGGCGACGGGGTCAGGTGGCGGCGGAGGCTCCGGCGGCTTCCCGCCGTCGGCCATGCCCAGCGTGCGCAGTCGCTCGATGCGGTCCCGCTTCAGCTCGACAGGCATTCGAGGAGCCCCTTCGTCTTGTTCAGTTGGTCCGCGTTGTCGTCCAGCACCTCGAGCGCCGGAAGCCGCGCCTTCAGCGTCTCCCCGGAATCCTCGTCAACGGCATCGACCTCCACCAGCATCTCGCGCAAGAAAGCGCGGCCCTTCTCGGCGTCGGGGCCGGTCGGCTCGGGGTCGATCAGCCCGGGGATGTTCTGCGCGCCCTGCCCTGCGGCCACGTCGGACGGGCGGTTGGAGCCGGCCAGCGCGAAGTCTTCAGGGGGTGGCGCGTTCTCGCGACGGCGCCGTGCGGCCTGCTCACGCTCACGCATGACGGCTTCGGCGTTGGCCTCCGCCTCCGTCTGACCGGTGAGCGCAAAGAGTCCGCCGCCAGATGCGACAACGCCCGCAGGTGCGGGCGCTGGTTCGGGTTCGGCTTCCGGCTCGGGGGCCGGGTCGGGCGGTGGCGGGTCTGCTACTTCGTCGGCGGCTTCTTCGGGTTCGCTGGCGGGCTCTGCATCTGCTGCCTCTCCTGCAGCACCTTCAGCATCGCCTTCGACCCGGCCGCCAGCCTCTCCGCCCTCGCCTTGTGCGGATTCCCCTCCGGGATATTGAGCGGCTTCACTGTCGGCCTGTCCGTCGTCATTGCTCGTGTACTCCTCGATGAGTCTGCGCACGGAGGCATCGAACTCCGCCTCTGTGCCGTCAGCCGTCTCCAGCGCTGCGCGCTCGTAGATGTCCTCGATGATCGCGTCGCCCAGCCGACCCCGGTAGACATCCAACAGCGCCATGGCCGTCAGCGATTCGAGCGCCTCGTCCTCCGGGTCCAGCGGTCCGGCCATGCGCTCGGCCGCTTCCATCATGGCCTCGTCGGTGCCGCGCGCCTGCTGCTCTTCGAACTCGGCGGCGCGCTCCTCGCTCATGCGCTGCGCGACGAACTCGTAGCCCCGCGGAGTGTAGACCGGTTGCCCCATCATGTGCCGGTCGAAGGCGTCGAAGAGTGCGTTGGGCGTGGCCTCCTCGATGTAGCCGGCCTCGTGCAGCGCCTCGGCCATGTCGTCCAGCAAGCGGCCGTTCTTCGCGCGGAAGACCGGCCGCGGCGCCTTCTTCCAGTCGGCCGGGTCGAGGCCCCATGTGCTGTTGGCCTGACTCCAGTCAATGCCGCCCAGCTTCGCGACGGCGGTCAGCAGATCGTCGCGGTCGGTGTTGAGGCGGCGGGCTTCCTCGGCACGCTGGCGTCGTTTGTCTACAGGGCGGGTGACGGAGGGGGCGGGGGCTGGGGCGGGCTGATCGACGGCGGCGGCAGGCGCCGGAACAGGTGGCGCCTCTGACGGCGACACCTGCGACAGTTGCGACAGTTGCTCGGGCGCGACCGCGTTAGGGAGCAAATCCGCGCCACTTTCTGACATGGAATTGCGCTGCAACGATTCCGGGGGTGTGATAGGCACCGGAATGGGTGGTGGGGTTACGCCCAATCCCCCCTGGGGTTCGATAGCGGGGGTAGTCGGGTTCACCCCGAACCCCTCCATGGGTTCGACCGAATCCCCGGTGGGGAACACGCCCGGCTCCATGCCCGGCACGTCGGATACGTCGGTGAGATCCACCGGCTCCGTCGGCGCGGGCACTGGCCTGGCCGGAATCCCCGTGACCAGCACGGAGGCGGGCAGCGGGTTGTTGACGCCACCAACCGGAGCGCCACCACCAGCGGGTGCCGTCGGCGGAACGGGTGCGGGTGCGGCACCGGGGGCGGCGGGGGGTTGGGTGCCGGGAGGCGGGGCGGCGGGGTCTTGCTCCCTGCCCGGTCCGCCCACGACAGCCCCCCCCACGCCACCGGCCAGGCCCTCGGCCATCATGTTGACGCCCAGGCCCTCGGTGAGCGACTGCGACGGCAGGGCGCGGCGCACGCCGACGTTGGTCGCCAGTTGTTCGACGCCGCCCTGCAGGGCCTCGTCCGCGAAGCCGATGGCGGTGGCCCCCAGCCGGCCGACCGACGGCCCCACGCCAGCGGCCAGACCTTCGAGGCCGAACCTGCCGCCCAGCACGCCCGTGATCGCGGCGACGGCCAGCTCCGGCAGGTGTTGCGCGAACCGGGTGCCGAACTCGCGCTTCGCCTGCTGCTCGGTCATCGTCGCGCGGAGCTTTGCGTACTCGAGATTCTCCTTCTGAAGCTCGGCGTCGGGGATCTCCTGAATGCGCTCGTAGATGTTCCCGCGCACCTCGCCGGCCCCCATCGCGCCACCGACAGCCATGGCGACCCGCTGGATCACCTCCTTCGAGGCGCCCGCCGCTTGCAGGGAGCGCCCCATCAGGGCAAAGGGCGCGATGTTGCCGGCGCCCTCGGCCACCAGCTTCAGCGGGTCCGCCGTGACCGCGTGCGTGGCGTAGGTCCACGCCTTCGCAAACTCGCCTTCGGTCGTCTTCAACTTCTCGGCCAGTTGCGCGTCCAGCGCCTTCTGCCGGTCGGACTGCATCGCGCGACCGCCCTTGATGAACGACTCCAGCGCGCTCGACACGGCGCCGCCGGGGGCCACAAGATCGGGAATCGTCTTGATAAGGCCGACCACGGCGTTGCCGGCGTTGATCATCGTGTCGTTGGCGACGGCGAAGGCGTTGCGCTCGGGGAGTTTGCCGGTGGCGGCGGTCGCGTCGGGGGCATAGTTGAAGGCCGGGGCGACGGGCGACGACGGCGGCGCGGATGCTGGCGCCAGCTTGATGCCGGCCGCGGCCCATGCCGCTTCGTCGAGCTTTGGTGCGCTGGGGGCGACGCCCATCGCGCGAGCGATGTCGTCTTGGTACGAGGCGGTCGTCTTCCCCAGCGCGTCCTTCGCGCCCGGGTTCTTCAGCGTGCCGTCCGGGTTCACGTTGTTCGGGTGCGAATGCCATGACGCGGCCACGGCGCGCGGGTTGCCGCCGTACTTCTCGACCATCCGCTTCAGTTCCTTGACGGAGGTCCGCGCCACGTCCTCAGGATTGTTGAAGTCCTTCCCGCCGGCATCACGGAATCGCGGCTCGGTGATCTGCAGCGCGCCGCGCGCCCCCTGCACGCTGTCGCGGATGTTCTTCCCGCCCGAGGTCTCCTGCCCCATGAACGTGTCAAGCCATTGAGGCGGCAGGCCCTCCTCCGTGGCAATGCGCCGGTAGTCTTCTGCACCAAAGGTCTTGGCGGGCGCCGCGCTCGGCGCGGGCGCAGCCGGCGCGAGCTTGATCCCCGCGGCTGCCCATGCGGCTTCGTCCAGTTTCGCCATCAGTTCGCCGCCCGCATCAAGTTGCCATCCGGTCCGACCACGTACTTCCGCGTCTTCGGCACCAGCCCGCTCATGCCGTCCTTCGCGATCCGCTCGTTCAGCGCCTTCACCCAGCGGCTTCGTTCTTCGGGCTGGAGGAACTGCGCGTACTTCTCGAAGAACGCCAGATCGGCGCGCTGCAGCCGCTCCTGCGCCTGGGCGGCCACCTGACGGCGCACGTTGACGATGTGGTTCGGCGCGCTCTCGTCACCCATGGAGGTCACGGAATCGGGCTTCGGCAGTTGCGGCATGCCCTGCGTGGGCTTCGCTTCGGTCGTGTCCTGGCCCTTGTCGGGCGTGCCCTTGCCGCGCACGCCGTAGCCCTTGGTGCGCTCGAATTCGTTGGCGCCTTCGGCGACGGGGCGAGCGGGGGTGGGCTTTCCGCCCTTCCTGTTTTTTAGGTATGCGTTTGCTTCTTCCTGCGTCCGCAACCCCAGCGCGTCAGGGTTTTTCCCTGTCTCGCGCATGAAATACTCTTTCCATGCTGTGGGATGATCGGGCGACTTGAGCATTTGCCCGTCCGGCAACGACGAAGGCCAGTGATACCGATTGTTGTCGTACGGATCTCTTTCCGGCTGAATGCCTGCACGCCACGCGGACCGATAGTCGTACTCTTTAGCGTCTAAGTCAGGCTCTTCGCCGTACGCAGCCTTAAATTCTTTGAACCAGCCCGTGTTTCTGATCCACTTTTGAAACGCTGCTTCGTCGTTGGACGGATTGCGACCGCCCGGCTCTGGCGTCGGGCGCGTGGAAGCCGCCGGCATCACCTGCGTCCCCATGTTCGGGCTGAACGCCGCCGGGTCGAGCGCATTCACGCCACCCACCGCAGGCGCAACAGCCGGACGCGGTCTCGCAGGGGTCGGTGCCGTTGCCGCGGGGGCGGCAGGCGTCGGAGCGGTAGACGCGGCAGGAGATGGCGATGCCACTTCGTTGTCGAGCACATCGACGGGGCGGGCGGGCTTTCCGGGCGCTGCCGGCGCCGCAGGCTTCCTGTCTTCGGACGCCCACTTCGCCGTCGGCACGCGAGATCGCACGGCGCTCGAATCTCGGGCGCGGGTGGCGGCGCTCATGTCGGCCTGCGACGCGCGCCCTCGCGATGCCTCCTCGCGATTGCTGAACGCCATCACCTCGGGCGAGGCCCTGAGAGCGTCGCGCTCGGCCTTCATCTCGGCCAGTCGCTTTTCGGCGACCGGACCTTTCGGCGCCTGCGGTTGCTCCAGTGCTGCGATGCGGTCCTCAAGGGAAAGCATCCGCTCGTACCGGGCGCGGGCTTGCTTGTCCACGGGCTGCGCGCCTTCAGGAACCGGAGTGTCCGGCACCGACGCGGGAAGCATCTCGCCCTCGCCGGCCGCAGTCGATGTGTTCGCCGGACGCGCCTCGACGCCGGGCGTGGCGGGGACTGTCGCAGGTGTCGCGGGCGTTGCAGCCGTCGCACTGCCGCCAGCCTGCCACGCGATCAACTTGCCGTCCGGACCCTTCGCCGGGCCACCGGTTGCCGGGTCGATCTTCCAGTAGTTGCCGGCGCTGTCCTTGGCCCACTCGTTCGGATTGGGCTGGGCGCTGCCGGCGGCGGCAGGCGTCGCAGCCGAAGGTGCTGCTGCCGGCGATTGGTTCGCGCCGAAACTGGCGCCACCGGCCGGCGCTCCGCGTTGCAGCTTGGCCTCGTCGACCAGACCCTTCGAGACGCGCCACGCGAGCGACACGGCGCTGTTGGCGTCCAGCCGCTGACCGTACTCGTCGAGCACGCCCATCCGCATGTAGGCGCCCGCCTTGCCCGTGACCTGGGCCAGCATCTTCTGGCCTTCCTCGGTCATCACGGCCATCTGGTTGGCCTTCAGCACGGCCTCGGCAGCCTGGCGCACCTGATCCACTTCCTTGGGCGTGAGGCTAGGCTCTCCGGCGCCCGGCCCCGCTCCCCCGCCGACCATCTGCCCGGTCTGCGTGTTGAACAGCGCCTCCTGATTCTCGCCGGTCTTCACCTTCACGAAGTTCTCGCCCTTGAACGCGGCGGTCTCGCGGTCCTGCTCGCCCTTGGCCTGGGCGATGGCGCGCTGCTTCGCAACCTCGCGTTGCCCCTCGATCGCCGCGATCGGGTCGCTGCCGATCATGTTGATGTACTGCATCGACAAGGCTTTCATCTGCTCGGGCGTCAGGTCTTGGGTCGTCACCTGACCGTCCCGCTCCAGCGTGAGGCGGAACGCCGACGGCGTGGGCGGCGGCATGCCGGCCACCGGTTGCTCGGTCATGACCGGCACCACCGACCCCGGAGATCCCGGATTCAGCGTGTTGTAGAGGTTCGTGAGCGAGGTCGCGAGCGCCGGCATGTTGCCGGTCATCTGCGCCTGCACGGCCTCGTTGAACAGCCTGAACGACTGCCGGGCGCGCTCGGTGTTCATCGCCTCCATGATCTGCTGCGCCCGCACGGGGTCATTGTTCGCGAAGGCCGCTTGCGCCTGATGCTCAAGCACCACGGACATCGCCTGCTCCGGCGGCAGGTTCAGTTCCTTCGCCCGCGCCCAGCCGCTCGCCGCCGCGCCGCGCATGGATTCGGTCATCTTCGCGGCCCGCTCGACCTCCGCGCCCTGTTGCTTCAGCACGGCGTTGTTCACGCCCAACTGAAGCCGCTGGTTGTCCTGCTCCATCGGCAGCGACTCGTTCGCGCCGCGGTAGAAGTCGGACTGATACCTGAGCCGCCCGCGCTCCGCCGCCTCGCGCTCCGGGCGCATGGCTTCGTTCGAAGCGAGGTTCTTCAGGTGGTAGTCCCGCGTCTTCTCGGTGAACTCGAGATCCGCCTGATCGGCTTCCGCCTGCCGCATGCCGCGCGCCGCAGCGCCGGCCATTGCGAGATTCACGCCCCAGCTCATCGCGCGCTCCTCTTGGGTTCGGTGATGCTCTTCACCACCTTGTCGAAGAACTCGGTGCCCTTCGCCCGCACCACCTCGGCCGGGATCACGTACTCACCATTCGATAGCTGCACCTTCTGGCCCGTGTTCGTCTCAGCCGGGATCGAGTCCGACGTGCCGGTGCCGGGGCCTTGCAGCACGCCGGGTCCGGCCATCTCCATCGATCCGTCGGGGCGGCGGACGCCGAAGCCATCCACCTGTCCGCCTTCGGCGAGCCACAGCGAATCGGTTGGCGCACCACTGCCCATCGCATCCAGCGCGGACGATCCGAAGGCGCCCGTGCCGCCCTTCAGCCCGAGCCCGGTCCCCGACGGCGCCCCGAACCCGCCCACCGTCTTCGTCCCGCCCCACTTCGCCGTCTTGAACCAGTCGGATGCCGCCTTCGCAGCCGGTGCCAGCGCATAGCCGATGTCACCCGCCTGCTGGCGCTGCATGTTCGTGCCCCACTGCGCCCGCTGGTTCTGCTGTGCGGTGTTGGCGCCGTAGGAATTGATCGCCTGGCCGGGGATGCCGCGCCCGCCTTCGGCCACGGAGCGGCGCCACTCGCGGCCCGCCCACATGGTGCTCTCGCGCGCATCGTTGCCGGCACGCGCAGCGCTCGCGCCACGCATGGCCTCACCCTGACCCACTGCCGCCGCGAACGCGGGTGAGTCCTGCCGCACGCCCATGGCGAGCATGCTGGCGCGCGTGGCCTCGTTGGCGGAGTCGAAGCCGGCGGACACAGAAGCCGCGGCGCGGGCTGCCGCCTGCTCCTGATCCACGTCACCACCGACGGTGCCGGCCTCCCGGATCACCTGTTCTTCGAGCGGGCGATAGTGGGTCTTGTAGAAGTCCCACATGTCGCCGGTAATCATCATCTGCTGGCGAGACGAGGCGGCAGCGGCATCGTTGGCGGCCCCGGCCCCGTTGTCGTCGGCGAGCAGTCCGCCCACGAGTTGCGCGCCCACCATGATCCCGGCGGTTGCCGGATCGCGCCGCTCCCCATAAGCAGGCCCGCCGAAGGCGTCGCCCACCGGATGATCGAGCGCCCACGCTCGCGACTGCGCGCGGCTCAGATACGTCTTGTCAGGCATGCCGGAGCTTCCTCAGTGTGTAGTGCGTGCATTGCGCGTCCTCCCGATCCCGCTCGAAACCCAGCCGTGTGACGAACTCGTGACCCGCCCGGAAATCGCGGGAAACCGACGTTTTCAGGGTGCCGTGACGCTCAAGCAGCGGGCTTACATGGGTGCGCAGCCATTGCCGCGTCAGCCAGTGCCCGCGCGCCATGTGTTCCACCGCGACGTGGATCTCGTCACCCCGATGCAGGAACGCGCCGACGATCCACTCCCCGATCCGCACGGGCTCCACATGCCAGCCGTCGAAGGCCGCAATCAGGTCGTCCAGCTTGAGGTTCGGTATCCGACCCAACATGCCGCTGTGCGCGCGGCGCAACGCCTGGAATCGGTCCTCGTCGGCTTCGGTCATAGTTGCTGCGAGCGCACGAAGGCGTTGAAAGCCGCGATCAGTTCGGGAAGCGTTGCCGTCGCCGGCACGTCTTCGAACGGCGCGGTGCCCGGATGGCGACGTGCCGCCATGTCGGCACGGATGCGAAGGGCCTCGAGCACGGAGCGCGCGGCGCCGTCTTCCACTGCGCGAGTGCTCGGGATGTCCGGCCCGATCCGGTCCACGTTGGCAGCCATCAGGGCGCCATCTGCATGAGGTCCTCGGCGCTCTCGGCGATCTCGATCGCCTGCACCGGGATGGTGGTGATGACGCCCACCTCGAACCGCCGGCCGGGTTCGTCGCTCACCGGCAGGATGAAGGGCTCGTTGTCCGTGGGCGTGAGGCTGGCGATCAGCGTGCCGTCGCTCCACACGAGGAACTGAATGCTCGGGATGTCGTCGAGGCCCAGGTTCTCGAAGAGCAGAGAGCCGCCGATCGGACCCTCGTCGCCGATGGCCGCATCGCCGATCACGCCCTGCAGGATCGACTGGCCGGGGTAGGACTCGGTGCCGGCGAGCAGCGCCGTGTTGAGCGCTTGCAACGCTGCGAGCTGTGCCGCGATCTCGGCCGCGTTGCTGAGGTCTCCGTAGCTTGCCTCCACGCGCGCCATGCTCGGGCTCGCGGGCTTTGGCATGGGCTTCACCGATGAGCGCCACTCGGCCGTCAGCCGGGTGACGGATGCGTCCCACTGCTGCACCTTGCCGTCCGAGACGAGGTACAGATTCCCGGTGGCGGGGTCAGTCCACGCGGCGGAGGCTACGGTCGTGAGCGGCACCAGATCGATGACGCCCTCGGAGGCGTCGATGATGAGCCCCTTCTCGGCCAGCACGCCGTCGTGCCACATGAAGAGGCGATTCTGGAACCGCGCCGCTCGCATTGTGGCCGGGGCATAGACCGCGAAGCCGTCGGCCGCGATCACGTCTTGGGTCACGATGCGCGCCCCGCCCGCGCCGATCAGGGCGTAGCCGTTGGTCGTCGGGTACATGACACCGTCCGACATGCTCACGATGCCGCGCAGCGACAGGCAGGGCCACTGCTCGTCGATCCTCTCGGGGACCAGCAGCGACGGCGACGATCCGCGCGCCATGTAGGGCGGACCCTGCGTGCCGATCACCACAGTCTGCTCGTAGACGCCCAGGCCCACCGGCTTGAACGGGATCACCTGCTGCAGGTTCAAAGGCCAGGCGTGCGGGAATCCCGGCTGCGACATGCACAGCAACCCCTGCGACGGGGACACGCCCACCATGAACGAGCCGGGCATCTCGGCCAGCGAGACGAGATCGGCCGGCGGCATCGCGAAGAACGTGCTGGTCTCGGCGATCTGCAGCGCGAGCGTAGAGTTCTCCATCGTGTCGGCGAAGGTCGTGGTCGCCAGCGCGATGTTGCTCGCCACTCGGCGCCACACGCCTGCCGCGTCGGTTCGGTACAGGTTCTTGGTCATGCCCCCGATGTTGTGCGGCGCCTTGCGCGAGTAGGTCACGCCGGACACCGCACCGGGGTTGTAGGTGGAACCCGTGTTGACCGCCACCGTGCTGCCGGCCACCGTCGCGATGGTCCACGCGATCGCGTTGAGCGCCGCGCCCGCGCCACCGATGCCGGCGAACACGATCTGTTCACCCGGCCGGAGGTACTGCACGCTCGCCAGGGTGAAGGTCGTGATGCCGCCGGAGGACGCAATGTTGGTGCAGTTGCCGCTGTTGTTCAGGCTCACCGTGGGCAGCGTCAGGTTCCACGTCGCGCCGATGGTGTTGTTGGTCGCCCCCACTTCAGCAGACGGCGCCCCCTCCTCCCCCCATGCGGTCTGTAGTGTGTACCGATACCGGCGGGTGCCCGACGTGGTGCCGCCGGTCACACTGGCAACCGTGGGCGCATCCAGCGGCGCGGGCACGCCCAGCACGTAATAGTTCGTAGGCATGTCGGCGCCGGCCGTGGCAAGCGCGTAGTTCGACACGCGGGGCTCGCCGTCACCCGTCCAGTAGATCCGCTGATCGGACCCGGCCACGAAGCCGCGCACCACATGCACATCGGTCAGCCAGTTGAGCCACTTCGACGCGCCGCCCGCGAGGTCGTCCATGCGGAAGATGGAGCGCACCGTGCCGTTCACGGCCTTCGACGGGGTGGCAACCTCGAGCGTCTTGCGCCACGGTTCCAGCGAACCGGAGAAGACCCGGCAGTTGGTGGCCTTCTGGCCCAGCGGTGCCGGCAGAAGCCGGGGTTCAATCTTGGGGGCGATGCCCCGGAAGCGGTTCCAGGCGATGCCCGCCATCAGAGGCGCTTTCCTTCGTCGTGCTCGATGTTGCGGGCGCAGTGATCCTTGTCGATCAGGCCAAGGAACCAGCACAGCAGGCGGGCCGTCCAGGTGTTCGCCTTCGCGGCGCGGCTCGAGATCGTCTCGTCCGGATCGCCGCCCAGCACCGTGTTGATGAACTGATCGATGCTGACAAGGATGTTCCAGAGCCAGCGCTTCACGGCAGCGCGTCCAGAGTCTCGCGCACGGAGGCGACGATGCCGTTGATGGCTTCGGCCGTGACCGCCACCGCAACCGCGTCTTTCCCGCCGACGCGCGTCGCCTCGATGGCCGGGCCGATCTGCCCGACCCAGATGGCTTCAAGGTCGAGGATGCGCTGTGCGGTGGCCTGCGCGCTCATGCCGGTCGCCTGCGCTTCAGCCGCGATGAACGAGGGAACGGTCCCCGCGAATCCGCTCGCCGCGAAGCTCGCCGCCTGCTGCGCCTTGACCACGTAGACGGCCTCCTGGCCCGGCACCACGGTGATGTAGCGCATGCGTGCGGCGCCCGCCATCTGGTCGATCTGGTCGCGGGCGTTGGCGCGGAGGGCGTCGAGGGATGGGCCGGGCGCCGGGGCGAAGGTCTCGCCGTCGAAGAGATCGCCGACCGCCACCGTCACGCCATCGGGCACCTCGACGCACGGGTACATCTCGTTGTTCCACTCGGGCAGTTGGGCGGCCGTGTGAAGGGCGCGTACAGCGCCGTCGCGGATGTGCGCGTAGGTCTTTCCGTTTTCGGCGATCATCAGAACTCCCAGATGACGACGGCGCCGGGACCACCCGTGCCGCCGAGGGTGGTGGTAACGCTGTTGCAGTTGGCACCGCCACCGCCGCCGCCGATGGACGTATTGGTGACGCCGTTCGTGGTGCCGGTGACGCCAGCGACGGGCGTTGATCCAAGCCACTGCACGCCAAGATTGAAGCCGCCCGTTCCGGACGTGCCGCTCGCGCCCCCGCCGCCCGCCGTGCTTTGGCTCCCGGCAGAGGGGGTTGCGGGCGTCGTCGAGACAGAAACATAGGAGCCGCCGTTGTTCCCCCCGGCCGCGGTCACGATAGAGCCGAGAGACGAGGCGCCACCGTTGGTGGCGTCAGGTCCGCCCGCGCCGACCGTTACGGTCTCTGTTGCCGTCGTGATGGCCCCGAATGCAATCGCCGACGCCCCGCCACTGCCGCCGGGAGACGAGCAACTCACGCCGCTTGCTCTGCCGCCGCCACCCCCGCCGCCCACGGCCATCGCAATGAAGTTGCGACTCATAGGCCCCCACTTGTGCGTGAAGGTCCCTGGGGTTCGGTAGACGGTGAAGTTCGACGGCTTGTCGCCCAGCGGCCATGCGTAGAACTTCGTGCCGTCGGACACAAGCATCATTGCGCCGCCCGGTCCAAGGTTGTGGGTGGCGTACTGCGTGCCGTCGGGGAACTGGATCACTTCCGTGCCTGCTGGATCGATAGTGACCAGACCGGTCCCCACGTTCTGAAGCACACACCAGAAGTCCGCGCCGACGCCCGAGAATCCGGCGGTCGACGGCGAGACTGTAAACGCGCCGGAGCACGGCACGACGCGACCGTGAAACGACCGGTTGAGGGTGAACCCGACCGTCTGAAGGGCCGAGACGACGAATCCCTTGTCGGTGGCCGGGTTCATCAACTCCCAGCGATCCGTGCCGGAATTGAAGACGACGATTGCCCACGACCCCGCGCGCAGATCGCCAGCCGTCAGGCCGTACTGTCCACCGACAGAGACGAACTTAGCGGTCAGGCCGTCGGGCGCGTAGGTGGGAGACGTGCTGGTGTTGTCGGACACCGGACGGAAGATCGAGCACATCCCATCAGCGGGCGCGTTGCCCACGCCTACAAGATCGGAGAGCGGATAAGCATGCACCGCCGTGACCGCGTTCGGCGTGCCGCCCACGGAGGTCGCACGCAGATCGGCAAGCGTCTGGATGTCCTCCGCCTCCACGAACCGCTCGAGCATCGGCGCGCACAGCCGCACCTCGACGCGCTCGCCCGCGCTGAACGACAGCGCCGTCGTGCCGTCCTGCGCTCGCGCCACCACCGGAATTGTGTCGCCGGTCAGTGGCCCTGCCACCTTGATGCGCTCATACGGCTTGTTGGGGTCGGACATCTTGATGACCGTCACCCAGGTGTAGTCGTATTGCGTTGCCAGCCACGTATTGAACCGGGCTCCATGGCTGCCGGAGAGCACGATAGACGTGTCGGCAGGATTGAGCGCGCTGCCGAGCGTCGCGTAGATACCCGACCGGAAGACCATGCCCATGCTCTATTCGCCCTTGTTGAATGCGCTGTCGCAGGTCCAGCCGGTCGTGATTCCCGAGCCGATGGCGACCCACATGTCCATCGACCCAATCGCGCCCGTTGCGAGCACCGTCGCCGCCGCCATGCCGTAGCCGAAGATCGCGCCCGCCGAGCGGCCCGGGTAGTCGCGCAGGAAGTAGTCGGCGAGGCTGCCGGTCACGTCGCCCGTGGCGAGCTTTTTGATGTAGTGCGCCACCATCCCGACAATGCCGGCGATGAGGAATGCCTCCTCGCTCCCGAACGGTTCGATCCGCTCGCCCGAGGCCATCGCCAGCGGGAGCGAAAAGGACAGGATGCAGCCCAGCAAGGCCAGCGCGACGATCCCGCAGTGTCTGAGTAGTTGCATGGTGAATCTCCTATCGAATAGAGCCGGCGGTCAGCGGCCTGCCTTGCAGGCGACGCGCCCAGTCGGCAGAGGGAATGAAGACGCGCAGACCCGAGCGCGGCGGAACCTGCTGGATGTGGACCCACGTCGGCGTGCAGCGCGGGTCTTCGAGCCAGAGGTCCAGGTCGGCCAGGTCGTGCAGGTTTGCGGCGACCCAGCGAGCAATGCGCCGGTCACGGTCGACGATGTCGAGCGCGTTGCACTGGAGGTGATTCGACTGCGGTGCCGCGCCCGGGATGGACGCGTTGATGTCTGGCGTGCGACGGCCGGAACTCACGCGCCAGACGGCGGCGGTTGGGTTGTCCATCTGGTAGTGCGCGAACAGTTGGTTGGCGCGCAGCACCATGTTCCGCGCGTTGGCCCACAGCGCTTCGGTCATGCCGTCGGTACGGCCCATGAGGTACTGATCGACGGAGATCATGAGCAGTGCATCCCGGCGCGCGCCATTTCGGCTTGCATGGTCGAGCGGCCCGACGTCCGGAGCAGCTTCACGGTCACGTCCCACGCCTGCCGCTCGCGTCGCAGCCACTCCGCGCAGTCCGATACCGCGCCGTGTGCGTGCCACTGGAGGGCGTGCACGAACTCGTGGACCAGCACGATGCCGGTCTCCGGGTTCGACCAGTCCAGGGTGTCGAGCACGTAGACGCGCGCCTCGACCGTGAGCGCCTTCGGCGGCCAGCACTTGCGCTCGCCGCAGGCCATCGCCTGCATCCGTTCGGACGGCACGATCTCGACGGTCGGCATCGTCTCGGGCAGGCGGAGCCCGGTCTCGCCGTGCGCGATCAGGATCAGCGTGCGGGCGTGCATGGGGGTCAGGGGTTCGGCGCGCGCGAACGCCACCACGAACAGCGCCAGAAGGAACGCCACAGCACACTGGATTCTCATGGTCACGGCCTCGTTTTCTCAACAAGCCGGTCGAGCTTGTCGTTCATGCGTTGCAGTTGCTCTTTCACCTCGATCGTCAGGCGGTTCGTGTTCGTGTCCTGACGGGCGTCCGTGCGCTGCTGCTCGATCTGCGCGGCCTCAAGCAGCGCCAGCCGCTTGTCCAGCGTCCCGTAGGCCAGAACCACGAACGCCATCGACGTGATGAACGCGATCACGTCCGGGATGGAGATTTCGCGCTTGAACACCCAGCGATCGTTCGTGTTGATTGGCGGCTGCGCCATCACAACCCTCCGTAGCTGACAGCACGCACGGTGGAGGGCGCCTTGACATTGCCCTTGCGGGAACGGATGCCGGCGCGCCGCAGACCCTGGCGGTACAGTCGTTCGTGGTAGTCGGTCAGCGGGGCCGACGACCATGGTTTCTTGGGAATGGCGTACAGGCGCGCGAGTGCGCCCGACACCAGCGTGTCGCGATGCCGCGCGAACTCAGCGTTCGGGATGTCGCAGGCGTCCGACGACGGCGCGAGCACGGCGCGAAGCGATGCCGCGTTGTTCCGATCTTCGAAAGGCGCGGGCACCAGGCGCACCGTGGTTTCCGTCGGGCAGTAGATCCACCGCGGCATGCCCAGGTACTTGGTCCAGCCGGGGAACTCGTGATCCAGTTCCGACGGCTGGCGCGGGATCAGTCCCGGCCCCGAGCTGGGCGCCGATCCGTAGCCGGGGATCGGGTCCTCCGGTTGCGTCACGTTGCTGTCGCCGGAAAGGATCTCGATGATTGTCGTGTTCGCGATCGGCGAGGCAACCGGGTAGATCGGCACCGAGACGCGGGCGATGGTCCCGGCCGAGTACGCCGGCCATGTGGTCGTGTCCACGCCGGTCAGTGAGAACGTGTCGGGCGAGAGCACGGTGATCGGGTACAGAAACCCGTTGATCTCGCGCATGCCCTCCACGTCGGCGAACAGCACTTCATCGCCGGTCGTGAAGCCGTGGCCGACGGCCGTCACCACAGGCGTGCCCGCGTTGCTGATGTCGCTCACGCGGGCGAACTTGTACGACAGCGGCGCCAGCGACACGCGCCACACGCGCGAGCGGGTGAAGAAGTCCACCGCCGCGCGGAGCAACTGGAACCGCGCGAACGGCACTTCACAGCCCGGTGCCGCAACCATGACTTCGTCCAGCAGGGTGGCGACTGTCGTCATAGGCTGCTCACGAGGTTGATGAAGCCCGCGTACAGGTCGTTGGCCTTGTCGTAGCTGCCCCGGTCGGTGTTTAGCCGGTAGCACTGCGACTGGACGTTGAGGCTCAACGCCTGCCGGTAGCGGTCGGGCAATGGGACCGGGTCGGTCTCGGTCAGCGCTGGCTGGCCGGTGGCGATGGACCCGAAGATGAGATCAGGCCGAAGCCCGACCACCTCCTGCAGCGCGGTGTTGGCGTTAATCAGCATGTCGGCCGCCGACCAACGCACGGCGTTGCGGTCGTTGAGATCGACGCGCGCATCCGCGATCACATTGCCCAGGGTGAAGGCCATGAGTGCGATCAGGCCACGCGCGACACGTACTCGGACTCCTCGCGCGGGTTCTGCCGCACGAAGCTGTGCGCCGCGTCACCGGTCAGCACCGAGAAGCGCAGCGAACGGATCTCGCGGAACGTGAGCGTGCCGGTCTCGGGATCGGGCTTGCCCACCTGCTCGAAGCGCGTGTTCTTCGCATCGAGAAGCGCCTGCAGGATCGGGCGCGGGATCTCGCACTCCACATCGCGCGGGATCACGCAGGCGTAGCCGTTCACCGCCACCTTCACCGGCAGTTCACCGCCGGGCTCGGAACTGGCGGGGATCAGCACGGGCACGCGCGGCGCACTGCGGATCTCGCCGTCGGTCACGAAGCCGGTCGGCAGACCGTTGTTGCCGTCGCGCTTCTCCTTCTCGGAGAGCAGCTTGTCACCCAGAGCGTTCAACGCATGGATGGCATCGGCCGAGAGCGACACCTGACCGGTGGCGGCGGCTTCCATCGCGCGCTCCGCCTGGTCGTCGAGCATCTCGAGCAGCCCCTCGTCGGTCACGAACTTCGGATCGACCGGGAACGAGATCCCCAGCGTCTTCGCCTTGGCGAGCAGTTCCTCGCGATCGAGCGGCGGCACGTCCTCCTCTTCGGTCTCCATGCCGGAGGCGCGCACCACCTCGACCAGCTCGCGCCATGTGCTCTCGGGGTCCACCTCGATCCCGAGTTCGGCGCACTTCGCGAGCAGCTCTTCCTTCTTCATCTTCGAGGGATTCATTCGCTCTCCTCGATCACGGAACCGTCTTGACGGCGGCAACGGAGCACAGCGTCGAGTAATTCGTATCGAACGTCGCGACACCGCCGCCGGCTTCGGCGTCGAGCTTCCCGAGCAGCGCCGTGATCTGCGCCTTCAGCACAACCATGTCCTCGGCCAGCGAGAACAGCAGTTCGCGGGCGTCCTGCGGCACTTCGGGCGTGCCGGAGAGCCGCTCCGCTACGCGGACCGGACCAGTGAGATTGGGCATTGCATTGCTCCTTCAGAAATGAAAAAGGCCCGCGCGAGGCGGGCCTTTCTGGACTGCGAGGGAACTGCGGGTTACGGCATCTTCAGCAGCGGCGCGAACGGCGTATCGAAGTAGGTCGCGATACCCGAGAGCGACGTGGTGCCGGGGACGAAGGCGCCAGCGGTGGGGGTGATGAGCACGGCGCCCAAACATGCGCGGGCGATGTCCTCCTCGATCCAGTTGCCGGTGCCGGAACCGAACGGCCCCATGGCGCGCGTATCCACCGGATCGCCGTCCAGCGTGAAGAGGCTGAACGTCGTGGCGCTCAGGCGCTTCACCTTGTAGGCGCGGCCGTTCAGCATCGACATGGGCTGCTGCATGCCCAGCGTCACCTGGGTCGGGATGCCGTCCAGGCGCACCGTGTCGCCGGTCTGCCGGTTGTGGTTGGCACCCGTGGTCACGACGGCGGGGAATGCCGCAGTGATGCCCGTGACAGTGCCGCTTCCCACGGCATAGGCGGGGACGTTGGGAGAGCCGCCACCGAAGCCCGACACCAGGTTGCTTTCGAAGCCGGCGCCCGGGAAGGGAATGGGGCCGTTGGCTGCGCCTTGCTTCGTGGTGATGTTGCCGCTGGCGTCGATCAGCACCGCGTAGTACCGCGATTCGAACTGCGCGTGGGGCGCGAACGCGCCGGTCACGCCGGAGACGGGGTGCGCGGTCAGCGCCGTCGTGGCGACGGCCGTGCGGTTGTAGAAGACGCCATCGATCGCGTAGGCGAACGCGTTGGCGGTGGAAATCTGCTGCGGGGTGGAGCCGATGGCGAGTCCGGCCCGGCCGAACACCATATTGCCGAGCAGGGTGCGGACCGCACCGTTGTCGATTTCACGCAAGTAGGACATGTGGGATCTCCATGGGAGGGCGAGATGCCCTCCCGGTTGGGTCAGTCGGTCAGTGGATTACGCCGAGCACGCGACTTCGAGGCGCAGCATCCACAGGTCGTTGAGGATCACGATGTTCTGCATCGTCTTCCACGCCGCGTGGCCACGTTGACCGAGCGGGTCGCTGTCCGACGGACGGCCGGGGTTGACGATCATCGGAACGATCGACTCCTCGCCACGCAGCGGCACGATCCCGTAGGCGTCCATGCCGACAATCACGATCGGGTACACATCGGCCGCGCTGCCCGCGTTGGAGAGCACGCCAGTCGGCGTGCCGCCCGCATCGGTGAAGGCGTCGTACAGCGTGCCCGCGAGGAACCGCACCTTCTCGACCTTGCCGATCTCGTTGGGCCACGGCGTGTCGACGGTGTACTTCTCCACCGGCACGAAGCCCGCGCAGTTGCGGATGTCGCCTTCGAGGTCCGGGTGGCAGATGGCCGCGTAGGCGGCGGCGACGGCTTCCGTGTTGTAGTCGGCCGTGGGGCGCAGCACGCGCGTCACCTTCCGGGTGTTCTGCCGCTCCAGAATCCGCACAGCGCGGCGGATGATGGCCGTGGAGAGCACCGTGTTGACGGCGGTCCGGGTCGAGCCGTTGGAGAACATCACGTTCGTCCCCGCGCGCAGACCCATCCAGCGCATCCGCTCGATCATCTGCGCAGCCTGTTCAGCCAGCAGATCGGCGGTCTCGTTGAGAACCGGGTCTTCGTGCGTGTCCTGGATCACGTCGGTGATCGTCACGCGATCGCCCATCTGCTGAAGCGTGACCGCGATGTCGGTCTTGCGCAGCGACTTGCCGGGAGGCGTCACGCCCTCGGCGAGGTAGTTGGGCGTGTTGTCCAGCGCCTCGTAGCGACGGAAGATGGCCGTCTTGGTGTTGTTCTTCGGGATCGGCTTGCCTTGCCCGAACTTCTCGATGCACATGTCCGGGATGGCCCGGTCCAGCAGTTGACCGACGACGTATCCCGCGGTGCGGGGGCTGATGTCGCCATTGACATTGATCGGCATGATCGATGGTTCCTATCGTTGAGCGCGTAGCTGTTTCGAGAGTTGGAACCCCGCAGACAGGTCGTTCTTGTCGTCGCCGGGCATGCCGGGGAGAACAGGACCGCCAGATGGGCGCATGCCCGTCGCAGGGGGTTCCGCTAGGTGTGCAGAGGCCCTCCCCGTCTCACGCTTGAACCGGCTGTAGAGATCGACCACGGCGATGGCGTTGCCACCGTCGAGAACGGCCGAAGCCTTCGCCTGCTCGTCCGGATCACCGAGATTCGCGGCCCATGCGTTGATGTCCGGCAGGAGGTCCTGCCAGTCGCGATGAGCGGCGGAAATCGCCATGAAATGCGCGTCGCGAGCCAGTTGCTCACGGGCGGCGCGCTCCTGGGCGAGTTCAGCCTCGAATCGTGCGGTCTCGGCGGCGATGGCGGCCCGTGCGGCTTCGTTGGCCTTGTAATCCATCACCTGTGCGTGCGTCGGGAACTCCTCTCCGAACGCCACGACTTCGGCCGGGGGCGGCGATGAGGGCGTGCCAGTCTCCGCATGCGCGGGCTTGGCGAGTTGCGCCTCTTCGAGCTTCGCCTTCATGGCCTTCACTTCTTCCGCCAGGCGCGGCACCTCGGCCCGGTACTTCCCCTCCAGCGCCTTGTAGCGCTGCTCCCACGGGTCCGTCATGGCCGCGACAGGCGCGGTCCCTCCGGTCGTGATCTCGGGGTCGGGATCGGTGTCGTGCTGGGTCGTCTCGCGCGCCTTGGTGGCGGCGGCGAACCCTGCGGAAAACTCTGCGTCGTGACGCTCTTGTTCTGTTTGCTGTGCTTCTGCTGACATGACTCCGGCCTCTTTGAGGTATCGGAAACGAAAAAGCCCCGGTGTCCCTTGCGGGGCCGGGGCTGCGGGAAATCAGTGGAGAGCGGCGGCTCAGTAGCCCGTATCGGGCGAGGCCATGCGCTCCTCGTGTGTTCGTGGGTCGGCGATCTTCGGATCGCGCTCGGGCTGGACGGGCCTCAAGTCCTTGAGCAGTTTCTTGCACACTTCGATGCCGCCCTGATTGCGAAGCAGGGCCTCACCGGTCGCATCGTCGTTGTCGGTCCTAAGCTCGTACAGCACGAAGGCTAGGTAGTCGCGCAGCACGCGGCCGTACTCGCTCGAGCCTAGATCCCTCATCTGCTGGTGCAGTTGCGTGCCGTAAGCCTTCTGCTCCCGCGTGAGCCGGTCCTGCGCTTCGAACGCCATCAGAACCCGGCCTGCAGCGCGGGCGGACGGCCCATGTCAGGCGTCGCCATCGGATTGCCACCGGGCTTCGGCCCCTTGGCGCCGGGCTTCGCCGGTACGCCGGGCATGTTGCCGGGGGTCGGAGGCTGCGGCGGGCCACCCATGCCGCCACCCATGCCACCATCAGGCGGCGGCATTCCACCGCCGGGCATCATCGTGGGCAGCCCGGCAGACAGACCGCCCGGCGGGATGCCAGCCATGCCGGGCATCGGGATGCCGCGCGCTCGGGCGGCGATCGCTTCGTCTTCCGTGACCACCGCCTTGTCGGCTTCGAGATCCAGACTCTTCGCGGCCTCGCGGAGCAGGTAGTCGCGCTTGATGAACGGCGCATCCATCGGGTTGGCGGTGGCCTGCAGGAACCCCATGTGCGACTGCGCGGACAGTTCCTTCGCCACCAGCGAGCTCGCTCCCCTGGCCTCGCACTCGAAATCGCCCTTGATGGACTCGTCCGGGTGGTAGGCCATGTTCCAGTCGTACATGCCGGCGATGCATGGCTCGCTGATCCCGAAGTCCCATGCGCTCACGACGTCCTTCAGCGCGAGGTTCACCTGACCCATCAGCATCGACAGCCCGCCCAGCGTGTTGGCCGCGTTGCTGGACGGCGCCCCGTAGCTGTACGACGGCACGGTCGAGACCTCGTCGGACAGGTCCTTCATCGTCTTCGCGATCTCCATGTGCTCGCCCACATGGCTATCGACGTTGTAGACCCGAACCGCGGCGGCGGCGGCATCGGCGCCCATGCCTCTCCGCGGGAAGACGCGCCACGGGTAGATGCTCTCTGTGTCCTCCTCGTCGTCCATCAGGTCCGTGTTGACCTCGATCAGCGGGCCGCTCGAGATGGCGCCGTTGTCGATGGACATGCGGAAAGCCGCGTTGAAGCCGGCCTGCATGTCGCGCGAGATCCGCGGCACGCCCTCGCCCCACAGACTCGTCTCGTCCTTGTCGAGGTAGTACGCTTTGTACGGGTTCCACCCCATCGGGAGCGGGTTGAGCAGCGCCTTCACCATCTGGTTGCCCAGGATGAAGACGCAGCACTCGTAGGGCATCACCAGCATGTCGGTGGCGACGTTCATGCCGGCAGCCTGTAGCTGCCAGCCCATGATGGTCCCCCACCGCTCCAGCAGTTCGTACCGGCCGGTCGGCGCCTGGTGCGTCTCGCCCGCGTTGCTCATGGTCCGGAGATCGACCTCGAAGCGGCGCAGCGTCGTGATGTCGCCGTGCCGGTGGTCGTTCATGTACTTCGTGACCAGCGGCAGGTTGAAGCCCAGCCGGTTGGCCGTCTCCAGCAGCGCCTTCGGCACCAGCACATGCCGCTCCCACATGTACTCGCACTCCTCGATCGTGCGAGCGTAGGGGTCCGGGTACAGGTTCCAGATCGGCACGTTGTAGAGCGCGGGGCGACGGCGGGCGCTGATCTGCATCTGCATCTTGCCCACGCCCACATCGAAGCCCTGGCCCGTGGGCATGGGCGCGCGGGCGTAGTTCTTCACCATCGCGATCTCGGTGAGCGGCCCCTTCACGATGCCGGTCCCGTACATGTGCCCGCTCCAGAGCGTCTTCCACGACTCCCGCCGCCAGTTGATGGCGTTCAGTTGGTCGTTGATGACCTCGGACATCGCGGCGGCGCTCTTGGCCGCTTCCTTCTGAATCCAGTCCTTCACGTCCTGCTCGGACGGCGGCACGGCCGGCGGAATGCCCGCCTGCGCCCGGACCATGATCAGGTGCATCACGTCCTGATAGTGCCGCTCGGGCGTGACTTCGGAGACCGGCGACGGCTTGATGGACCAGTTCTTGTCCCCCTTCGGGAACAGAAGCTCCATCAATTTGCTCTGCATCGCCTTCACCTTCGAGCGCGTGAGGCGGACGAACAGCTTGCAGCGATGCGGACCGATGCGGGCGTACATGGACGGGTCGTACAGGCCCTTGTACTGGCGCAGATCCTCGAGCCAGATTTCCTCCTGCAGCCGGCGGCGCTTCTCCGCCTCCTCGAATTCAGAGCGGAGCGTTGTCGCGAGCGCGGCGCCCGCATCCGGGACCTGAGCGCCCTCTTCAGTAGCCTGCGGAGGTGTCCCCGACGCCAACACTTGGTCGGGTAGTCCCGGTGATCCGTCGCGCATAGGCTCGTGTCCTGCGTTCCACCGCAGAGCGCAGCGCCATGTCCAGGTCGAGAGCCTGATACTGGAGCGCGTCCTGCGGGTGTGAGTAAACATTCTTGACCGGCAGGGCGCGGAATCGGTCCGGCCCGCCAGTGACCTCGATCTTTTCCAACTGGTACTGCCCTCGGAAGCCGCGTCGCAGCGTCGCGCACGTCGGCGAGAGCAGGAACGCCGGGTGTCCGCCTTCCACCGTCTTCGTGAGGAACGACGACACCGCATCCGTGCGGGCGCCGATCTCGTTCGTGTAAGCCGGGTCGCAGGGCAGGCCCTTCGCGCGCAGCATCTTGATGGCCGTGTTTGCGTTGTCCTCCTGGGACAGCGCGTTGCGAGCCGTGCCGGCGGGGTCGCCCTTGCTGCTCACCACATCCTCGGGGATGCGGAACTTGCCGTACTTCGGGCCACGCAGCACCGGCTTCACCACGCGGTCGATGAACCGCTCGAAGCCCACTTCCTTCGCGCACAGCTCGTCGAGAACCCGCCACTGCCCGTTGCCCATGAACTGCGAGATCACGAGCGCCGGGAAAAGCCCGAAGTCCCAGCCAAAGCGCAGCGGCACGTCCCACGCAGGGATCAGCGGCGCCTTCGCGCAGTGCACTTCGTCGTTGTAGTCCGGGTAGACCGCCGCACCGCTAGCGACACTGCCGTATTGGTTCAGCACGTACACCTTCACCCAGTCCGTGCGCTTGCCCGGGATCATCTGCAGCCAGTAGCCGATGCCCAGCGCGTGGTTCGCCACGTTCTCGGCCTCGGGGTTCGGCTTGTAGTTCCGCGAGCCGTCGCGGTTGCGCGTCTCGATCAAGGCCGGCGGCTGGTCGAAGAACTCGAAGAGCGGCCGGTCGACGTTGGCGTACTTCCTCAGATAGCTCTCGATGGCCTGGGTGAGCGCGGGCTCCTTGTCCTCGGCCATCCGATACCACCAGTGATCGTCGTCCATGGAGTTCGTGTCCATGACGACAGCGCCGTAGGTGCAGCGCGCCCCCATCCGCTTGTGCGGGAACCGCCAGGTGCGGGCGAAGGCCATCGAGAAGACGTCTTCACGGAGTTCGCTGGCCTCGTTCAGCCACACCCACGTCAGGTCCAGCGACTTCAGTTTCTTGACGTCGCGCGCCTTGTCCGCGCTCACGAAGAAGATGGTGCAGTCGACCCGGGTGCCGTCCTCGAGCGGAAAGCACACACGCGCCGTGATCGGGTGGCCGTACGTGATCGAGGTGACGTCGCCGTACCAGTCCAGCCACGTCTGGATGGTCGTCGAGATCAGTTCCGGGTACGTGTTCCGAACCGCGGCGCCCCGCGTGTACCGCACCCCCTCCGCGTTGGGCTCCTGCAGCGTCATCAGGCGGATGCACTCGGCGGCAGTGCCCACCGACTTCCCGGAGCCCAGCGGCCCCCGGATGCCCTTGACGATCGCGTCCGACTCGTGGAAGCGGGCGATCGTCGGCTCGGCGATGTACTCCATCAGTGCGTCGTGCGCGGCGCCTCGTCAGGTTTCGGCGCGACAGCGTCGGCACGGTCCTTCTGAGGCTTGCCACCGAAGAACATGCGGAACGGCGCTTGCGCCTCGGGGTTGTCCTCCTCAGGCTTCTTGCCAAGGATCGACTCGCGCTCGACCGAGACGAGCGTGGCGATCGAGGCCGAGAGCTTCTGCGCGATCGTGGCGCGGTCGCTGAGACTCTTCAGCACGCTGGCCTTCTGCTTCTCCGACTCCTCGGCGTCCTCGGCCTTCACGGCTGCCGCGCGCTTCTTCTGCGCGTCGGTGGTCATCGTGCCCAGCTCCACCAGCAGCGAGCGCACGAGAGCGCGCGCCGCATGGGCGTCGCGGCGATGGCTGTCGATCAGGTCAGCGCGCCGCTCGGCCACCGCCTCGATCAGTTGCTTCTCGCCCGCCTGTTCGGCCATTTTCGCGCCCAGCACGAGCGCGGCTTCCCGGCGCAACAGCTTGGCGTCGGCGCTCTGCTCCACCAGCACCGACAGGTCTTTTTCCCACCCGTCACGCTTCGCGCGCTTGCGGACCGCCGCCTCGCTCACGCCATGCACCCGGGCGAGCTCCCGGTTGCTCATCTGCCCGGCGCGGTAGTCGCGCTCGACGGCGTCCCAGTTGATGTCGGTCGTCACGCGATCTCTCAGCGCTTCGAGTGCTTCACGTACGCGGGCATGCGATCCACGCCGCGGGACGTGTTCATGTGGTCGTTGCCGCCGAGATCCCGGACTAGGCCGCCCTTCGCGAGGTTGAGCGCGTTCTCATCGTTGCCGGATCGCGCGGGCTTCTTCGTCACGTCGCTGGCCCGCTGGTAGTCGCGGAGTTCCATGCCGAGCGCTGCGGCGGAGGGCTCGTCGCGCATGTCGCGGTCGACGCGGGCGATGTCGGCCTCGTTGAACGACGGCCTGCCGCTGGTGATAACTGGATCGCCACCAAACGACCGACTGCGGACCGTGGAGCCGGTGCCGGACTTCACTTCGCCACCCATGCCGGACTTGATCGGCTTGCCTGGACGGATGTTGGTGTCGCCCTGGCCGGCGGACATGGGGGTGCGGCGCTTGGTCATAGCATCAGATCCTTTCGTTGCGGCGGACCATGGCCCGGTACGCCCCGACGGGCACCTGCCCGGGGCGAGCGCGACCGTTGCGTAGGTGGATGTTGTCAACCCACACGCCAGCGTTGGCAAACGGGTGCGGCGATCCGATTGAGTACGTGTCGGCGATCGGCACAAGAGCGCCGTCAAGCAAGGGGCGGGGATCTGTCGTGATGGTGCCCGTGATGGTGCCGCCGACAATCGCGGCGCCCGTGTTCCCGAAAACCAGATTGTTCGTGGCGACGCAACCGCTCGCCCCGCCAAAGTCGATGCCAGTGATGCGACCGGTCAGAACCAGATTGTTGCGAGCGACCGAATTGGCGGCGGTCAGCGACCCACCGATTTCGGTGCCGGCGGCGCCACGGCCTCGGTTGTTGAGCCAGAGCGTGTTGTTCTGCGCGACGTTGCCAACACCCGAGCCAAAAGCGATGCCTCGGGCTTCGTTGCCGTACACGACATTGCCCTCGAGGACGTTGTTGTCACCGCCGTTGATCGAGATGCCTAGCCCTTCGTTGTCTCGGGAAACGCACCCGCGCATGACGCAGTTCGATGCCCAATCGTCAAACGAGAACCCGTGCCCTTCCTGGAACGCTGCAATCCCGAACTTGTTGCCCCAGGCTTCGCACTGCTCGTACAGGATGCCCGTGGAGACCACCCAGATGTAGATGACCGACACGCCGTTCGGGTTGGCGCCTGCGTTGATGTAAATCAGGCCGCCCGAGACGCCGAACTCACCGAGCGCGGGCGTGGTGGGCGTGGCGATGTTCTTGGTCATGCGCACGTAAGACGGGTGCTGCATAAAGAACACGTCCGTCTCGTGAGCATTGAGGGGCCGCGAGTACACGTTGCCTGACACAAGCGTCCAGCCGCTGCTTACGGTCGTGCGGCGCGACTGAACGTGAATTCCATGCCCGCCGCCGAACGCAGTGGCGCCATTGCCCCAGGCTTTGCAGCGGCGAATAGTCACGTCTTGCACGCCCATCAGCGTGACGCCCGAGCCTGAGTTGTCGAAGAACTCGCAATCTTCGACCAAGTGCCCGAACGATGCGTTGGTGGTGTTCTCGCGGCCAATGTATAGCCCTGGGGTGTCGCCCGTCGCCCCGCTGAACAGGCACCGCCGAAAGATGTGTCCGATGCACACCCCGGCAGCCGTTGAACTCACATAGATGGGTTGCAGAAGAGCGCGGCTGCCTTCGAACCAGATGTCCTCGAAGATGTTCCACGACCGCTGCGACATGTTGAAGATGTAGTTGCCTGACCCGCTTGGGTTGGACACCTTTGCCCACGGCACCTGAGCCTCGCCATAGGCGCGCATGATCGTGCGCTGCGCCTGCGTTCCGTTCGGTATGGAGCGCGACGTCGACTGGACGTGATCTTGTCCGCGCCGCAAATGGATGATGTCGAAGAACGTCTGGTTTCCGGCTTGGCGCCACGCGTCGTAGGACCGTTTTGGCGCCCCGGGCGACAGCCCATCGTTGGCGTCAGATCCGTTGATCGCGTCGAAGAAATAGGCCGGCATGAGTTACGCCCTGGCAAACAGCGTGAAGGCCGGGGTCGTTCCTGCCAGCACGACATGGAGCCCGGTCACGCACTCGATTGCGCACGGGAACTGCCGGATGACGTTCACCACCTCATCGACGCCGCCTGCGTACAAGAGCACGCCGGACGTGTTGACGCCGTCGTAGATCGTGATTCTAGGGTTGGTTCCTGCGGTGTTGACGAACCCGTAGAAAATGCACGGCCCCGTAATGATGGTGCCGGTTGCCGTGGCGCGATACGCGCTGCCCACAGGAGCCACTTCGGTAACGTCCAGAACTTGGTTTTCCCCGGCGCGCAGGCCGGCGGGATACACGCGCAGAGCGCCCCCGGTTGATCCAACCGGCTCTTCCTCGCCGGTCAACGCCGACAACGCATGCAGCACGCGAGTGAGTACGCCCATGGATGGACCTCGGAATAGAAAACGGCCCGCTTATGAGGGCGGGCCGAAATGGTGGCACTGCGGTTGAACTGGAGGGGCACAGACACGATTCGAACGTGTGACCGGCGGCAGGAGTAACCGCGGCTCTACCAGACTGAGCTACTGTGCCGGTGTGCTGGATGCGACGGAGGGAGTTGCACCCCCGACCTCTTGGGCCTGAGCCCCGCGCTCTCCTGCTGAGCTACGTCGCAATTGTTCGTGACACGAGGCAAAGCTACCCCTACCCCGTGTCGGTGACTGCTTATGGTTGTGGCGATGCTTGAATGACCGCCATCGTGACAGACCGCGCGTCGCATTTTCTCGGTCGAAACGTGGTGTTTTCGCGGCGGAAATGTTTCACGCCGCCACCGCTAGTTGATCGTCGGCGTCGGCCTTGACGATCTCGAGCCCATTCACGGAGTCGGGCAACTCTGCCCCGTCGCCTGCCACGGCGCTCTCGTAGAAGCAGTGGCGTCGCGCGACTGCCCGCAACTCGTCCATCTGCCGGCGCCCGAGATGCACGCGGCTGGGCTTCACGCCGTGTTCCCGCTCGTGCTCTATTGCCATCCGCACAATGTCGTTGACGATCATCACACCCTCCCAAGTTTCCTTCGCACCCGCTTCCCGAACCCCTCAATCATCGCGTCGATCTCGCCCGACAGCCACGCCCCTTTCGTCGTCCACCACGGATTCTTGCCCCGGAACCCGATCCGCCCCTCGCCCCCGCACCGCTCGCACTGCCGTAGCTGCAGCGCCATCACGTAGCCATGTGTCCCGCCGGGCATCAACGGATGGCCACGGCCCTCGCACGCCGGGCACGCATCGTTGAGCCGGCGCTTCAGCACACCGTCGGCCAGCTCGTGGAGTTCCTTCACACTGGGCGGGCTCGAGCGGTTGCCGAACTCCACGATCCACCCTTCGCGCCTGGCCATCCGGACCACGAACGCCCGCCAGTGCGTCCGGGCATCCTCGAAGGCGTTGTGATCCTGGGCGTAGAGCAGCCGGTGAAGCTCCAGCGCGAGCCGCCGCGTGTGCGCGGACATGCCGGTGGCCAGCAGCACCTCGGCGTCTCCGATGCCGCCCTCACGGCGCAACGCGAGATCGCTGGACTGGTAGGCGCGGGCGACGCGCTCGATGATCGTGGGACGGTCTGCGGGCTTCGGTGGGCGTTGGTGGCGCTTCATCAGACGTGTCCGTAGATCACTGTCGCGTGCCGCTCGGGGCACATGGTCAGGTGCAGCTCGAGCAGCGCGACGCCGAGACTAAAACGCGGCTCCTTGACCTCGCCGCGTCCGAGAAACCCGATCGTGTCATCCGACGCGCCAGTGCGCCGCGCGATGCCCTTGATGCTCAGGCCCTCGGCCCGGATTGCGAGGACGAGGGCCTGCCAGTCGATGTCGACGGTGTGTGTCAGGATGCGGCCTCGGCGGCTGGAAACTCTGCCACTTGCGCCGGCGTGAGTTGCTCATCGACGAGATCGGAGGACGGTTGCTGATCGATGCCAGTGAACGCCGCAATCTGCTCGGGCGACAGCGGCTCCGGCGGCACCGGCTCCGACGACACCATCTCCGACGGCTCGTACTTCTCCTCGAACACCGCCTTTGGGTTGATGTAGTGATACACCGTGCCGTCGGGGTTCTCGGTCTTCACGAGGTAGTCGCCCGGCTGCGGCCAGTACCGGGCCGTCATGGCGCCGCTCGCGAGGTACTGCGTGCCGTCTTCGAGCGTGAGATCCGCCAGAAACCCGGGCGCAGACTCGGAGCCTGCCGCGTGGACTGAGACGATGACCGCGGCCATGACGAGGCGCGGGAGGGTGGTGTATGACTTCATGTGTTGCTCCTTCGTTGGTTGAACTACGGTTTCACATCAATCTCGCGCACGCGGTCCTCAGGCAGCCATCGGCCATCCGACAACCGAACCAGGCACCCCGAGAGCGGGCTGTACTTCGATCGGAGCCCGGAGTCGCCCCACCGGCTGCCGCACGACGCCGAGCCAGCCACCCAGTCGACACCGACGGCGACCGCGAACACGAACACGATCGACACCAGCCCGAGCAGCAGATCCACGCCTGCGCCACCTCGTTGCTTCGCCTTCATCCCTGCGCCCTCCCCCAATCCAGAATCGCCAACGCATCGGCCTCGTTGTCATCGCCCGGCGCCCATCCCTTGCCCTTCGCCCAGGCGATCATTTCCTCCTTGCTCGCGTTGCCCTTGCCGGTGACGTGTTTTTTGATCGTGCCGACCGGCACGCCTGAGTACGGGATCGAGTGCAGCTCGCACCACAATGTGAGGATCGCCAGCATCCCGCCGTAGATGTGCGCCGCGTCCACGCCCATGTGCCGGCGGACCTCCTCGAAGTAGACGGCGCCGATCTCCTCGCCCACGGCGCTCGCCCGAACGTCCACGAGCCACCGCCGGAACCGCAGGAACCGCATGCCGCCGCCTTCGAAGCGGCCGTTCTTGAACACGGAGATGCCGCTGTGCACCGTGTCGCCCGTGAGCAGCGCCCAGCCCGTCGTCGAGCCGAGATCGAGCGCGAGGATGGTCATGCCGCCTGCCTCCTCGGATCTCGATCCATCCCCCGATCCACGCGCCGCGCCGTCTCGATCACGCGCGCCGGCACCTTCACCAGCACGCCCATCGCCCGCGAGAGCGCCAGATGATCGAGGCCGGCCACCCCGATGTCGCTGTCGGCCGACTCATGGAGCAGCCGCTCGCCAGCCGGCGTGATGTCCCACAGCGCGGCGCGCGTCGTCGTGTTCGGCGCCCGGCCCAGGTTGACCACCCATCCGCCGTATTTGAGCGATGCCGTCAGGGACCGCATGGTCGATCCGGTGTGGTCCTGGCCAATCGTTTCCGCCATTTCGGCGACCGTCATCGGGCCACCGGACGCCGAGATCACGCGCAACAGTTGCAGGCCCATCGGGCTGATGCGCTGCTTGCCGAAGTTGCTGGCCATCAGGCGACCCTCCACACGCGGAAGCCGGAGATGCCGCGCTTCACGTCCTTCTCTTGCCAGTACGCCTTGAACCGCCGGCCCGGGTAGCGACGGTGGGCCGAGTACATGCTCGTGAGCTTCGAGCGGTTCTTCCGGCCATCCTCGGGGATGAAGAACGACTGGCCGACGTCGAGCTTCTGCCACGGGTAGCTCAGGCCGTTGGACGGCCCGGTGTCCTCGGGCAAGGGCACGTCGTCGTCGATCTCGAAGCGACTGGCGCGCACGCCACGGCCCACGGGATCGCGCGGGATCAGCGGCGGGACCTCGTCCATCGGAATCGGCGCCAAGGCCACGCCAGCGGCCTGCGCTCGCCGGAGCTTCTCCTCGTTCGTCGGGCGACCGGGGCGCCGAATGTGGGTCACCGCATCCGGCACACCCGCCCGCATCTTGTTCATCGCCGCGTCCAGACTCGCGGCCTGCTCGTTGTTCACCGCCTCGATCTCGGCGATCTCTTCATCCGTCAACTGTGCCCGTGCCATGTCCTGCCTCCTGTGTAGTACGCAAACCGGTGCGCGCACTTCCGTGCGCACCCATCCCACGCAGTCACCGCCGCGATTCGGCCAGCGCCCGCTTCCTAAGCCACTGCTCCATAGCCGCGAGCCCCGGCCACCTCTCTGCCGCTGCCCGTTGATCGCGCTCCGCTCGACGCGGCGCAAACGCATCGCCGCTTGAGGTCCGCGTCCGGTGCGTACCCGCGTACCGCCTTTGCCGCTCGCCAGGCCGTGCACTCGCCCCGGTGGTGAGCGCACTGGCGGCAAGTGATGCGGTCATCGGGGTCGGGGATCACAGCGGCAGCACTCCGTTGCGGGTGTCTGTCGCGTGGCCGAAGGGGCGGGTCATCTCGGCCATTGCCCGCTCGAACTGCTCCCAATCGCGATACGCCTCGTCTGGCGTGTTGCCGAGACCGATGACGCCGTATGGCCCGACGCAGACCCACCGTTCGGAGTCCTCCACTTTCCGAATCCTCGGCTTCACCACGGAATCCCCCGCATCGTCGAGATCGCGTAGACGACCACGCCCCACACGGCGGCGACGATCACGGCGATCAGCCAGTTGCGCTTGCGAGCGGTCATTGCGGGGTCTCCTGGGGCTGTTGCAGGGCGGGGCACCGATCGCACACCACCGTCCCATCGGGCAGCGTGCGGGTGGCGATCTCGAGGCGTTGGCAGCCCAGGCAGGCGGGGGCGGTCATAGCCACACCTTCCCGACGTCCTGCATGGCCGCCATGAAAGCGGCACGCACTCGCAGCCGGCTGTTCTGCTCGGACCGAGTCGTCACCGCCTGCCACGCGCAGTACGCCGCGACCGGCGACCTCGAGGAACCAGAGTGACCGCCGCCGCGGCAGATCCAGCGGCCGTTGCGGAAGCGGATGACGGGCTTGGGGGCGGTCATGCCGGCTCGTGCACGTAGCTGATCTCGGCAGGCGCACGCCGAGAGGCGTCCCGCAGGCTTCGGATGTCATCCACGGACCGGCCGAGCGCCTCGCAGGCGAAGCGGAACGACAGGTCGGGCAGCGACACGTCGCCGTCCACGTAGCGGTCGAGGATCTTCCGCGCCCATGCTTTCGGGTCGGCGGCGCGCTGCGTCGCGGTGGCGAGCGCGCCGCGGATCAACCGAAGCGTTTCGCGCCCCTGCTCTGTCGCGCCCATGAAGCGGTATTCGCGGTCGATCGTCTCCGCCTCGTTGGCGAGCCGCTTCTCCCGCTCGTCGCCGTCGATGTCGTTCGCGGCCTCGAAGATGTCCGACGGCGCCGGGAACTTGGTCTTGCTGCGGCTCCACTGCTGCAGCGCCATCGACACCGGGAACACGGGCAGGGGCTCGAGGACGGACCACCACACGCGCAGCGCGGCATCGCCCGGCGGCTTGCGGTCGAGTGCTTCGGCGAGGTCGGTGAGCTTCGGGACGATGTCCATGCGAAAGTCGGTGGGCTTCACGCGGTGCGCTCCTGGGGGCCAAAGATGCGATCCCAATCGCGCTCCTTGCTGCCGCCGGCGTCGACGGGTCGCTCGTGCAGCTCGGTGACGATGGGCTTGAGGTAGGCGACGGGGATGTCGCCGCTGGTCTTGCGAGTTCTCGCGATCTCGATGGCGTCGCGAAGCTGCTGGTCCGTCACGCCCCTCTGCGCCCAGTCGACGACAGTGGGGTGCGCCTGGGTGGCGTCGCTCACGCCGCCCGATCGCAGGATCACGGCGACGGCGCCGCGTCTGGTCGGGCACTTCGAGGGATCAGGAGGGGGGATCTCGGAGCGCGCAGCAGCGGCTTCGGCTTCGGCGGCAGCGGCACTGATTGGGTCGATGCGCGCTGCTTCAGGGGTTTTAGTAGTTACGTCCCGTCCCGTCACGTCACGTCCATTCACGTCAGCGGGGACATCCGCGTCCGGTCCCGGTTTTGTCCCGTCACCTGTCCCGTCCTCTGTCCCCGGGTTGTCCCGTGGGACACCCGGGGGCGGTCCCACTTTCGTGGCGGCTTTTTTGGCGCGGTATTCCGCCTTGCGTTCGCGCTCCTTGACGCGCTTGTCCCAAGCGATCAGCGCCTGCTTGCAGATGAACGGGTGATAGAGGCGCCCGTCGCTGCAGAGGACGAAGCCGCGCAGCGCCATCTCGCGGATCTGCTTCCAGCCCTTCACGTCGCGGCCAAGGTCCGCGAGCCGGCACAGCGCCATGTCGTTGTCGGGCAGCGAGCCTGCGGGCTGCTGATTCCACGCGGCCCACCAGAGGGTGACGCCAGCGCGCCATGCGTCGTCGGTTGCCAGCGCGTTGAACTCGGAGCCGAAGAGGTGATTGCCGTGCAGCGGCATGTAGTCGAGGCCACGGAGATCGACCTCGGGCGGCACGGGCGGCGGCGGCAGGTCTTCGTTCACGCCCCCCTCTCCCCCGTTTCACTCCCGTTTCCAGCGATGGCATCGATCTGCTCCGCGCGTATCCTTTGGACTGTTTCCAACCCATGCGCGTGAATCATGAGCACCCACCGCCCGTACTCCGTCAGGTCCATCCCCGCCTCGTTGGCGCCCTCCGCCAAGATCGCCTTCGTCAGCGCCGGCACGCGGATCTTCGAGATCTCCGCATCGAGCTTTCCGAGCGGGTTGCGGCCGGGCCTGCGGGCCAAGCGGTGGACGTTGTCGTCACTCATTGATCTGTGCACTCCGCGCTACCGGAAAAGGGGCCCCGAGCCTCGTGAAGAGACCCGGGGCACAAGCCATCCGCGCGCACCGACGCAACGCGAATGTCCGACCGCTCGACCAAGTCTGGGAGGAGAGAGCGGCGGTCAGCAGGAAGCCCGACTGCGGTGGTGGGCAGTCGTGGCGATGTCGTGTCTTCTGGTAGTGACGGTCTGCGGATGCGGACCAACTGAAGCGGATTGGCGGGCCGAGCTGGTGGCGGCGAAGGCGGAACTGGCGGCACTCGATGCGGCACCGTTGGAGCGGCGCCAATGGATCGAGCAACAGCAGGTGCTGATGCGTGAGCATCCCGAGGCGTTGCGCGGAATGATCGAGAGCTACCAGACGGAGGAACCGATCCTTCAGCGCGCCGAGCTACTGGTGAGACGAGCGGCCGAGCAGCGCTTGCAACGAGCACGGACGAACCTGTGCCGGATCTCGGGAGTCGAGTGCGACGAGGGTCGTACTGCATTGCCAGCCGCGCCAGTCGAAGCGCCCGCTGGAGCGGTCCGGGAAGCCCAGGGTTCGGCGCCCCCTGCTGCCGATACGCGCTACTGGGACCCGTTCGAGGAGCGCTATACGCTGAAGCAGGCGCCCCCCACGATCTCGATGGACCCGCCAGAAGGGACGGGTCCGTATCGGGATCTCCCTCGGACATTGGAGCCCGAGGCAGAGGCTCCGCCAGCAGCGCCCCCAGTGAGCGAAGCGCCACCAGCAGCGCCCAGTCCGGCGGCTGACGACGACGAGATCCACCTGTGAGGGGGCGGGTCGTCATGCGGCGCGACCAGTCTTCACGACGGGCCGGTCCTTGTAGAAGCCGTAGTAGCGCGCGAGCTTGTCGATCAGGTGTGCGCCCGGTTTCGGCACCTCGCCGTTGCGCAATTTCTGCAGCCATCGGTACTTCAGGCCGCAGTCGTGAGCGATCTGCAGGGTCGAGCGCTCGTCACCGGCAAGCTTCTGCAGTGCGAACGTGATGATCGAATCGGTTTCCATTTGCATCATTCTGCAAATGTGAGCGGGGCGAGTCAAGCACCAAACTGCAAATCGTTGGCACTAGAGTGCCAACATGGGCGCTGATGACATCCGACGCGTGTTCCGGGACAACCTCACTGCGTTGATGCGCGCGAGGGAGATCCCGAACCCGTATCAACTATCCATCTTCCTCAAGGGGCGCGGCGTGCCGGTGTCTCAGCGGACGATTGCGTACGCCCTCGATCCGGAAGACCACCGGTTCGCTAATCTGAGCACGGTTCAGGCGGTCGCAGCAGGCTTCGGCGTGGACGCGTGGCAGTTGCTCGTGCCCGACATGAACCCGCATGCGCCACCGGCCATCGTTCGACACGGCGGCAATGCGCCCGACGTCAAGCGGCGCACTGCCAAGGAGATCGCCTGATGAGGCATCTCGTTATCGCTGCCGCCCTCGCCCTTGCGTCGCTCGCGCAGGCAGCGCCTCAATTCACGGCAACCGCCTACACCACTCCGACGCTTGCCTCGGAAGCCCTTCGCGTCTCGATGGAGGGCACGCCGTACCTCCTGCCGTTGCCGACAGGAGTTCCGTACTCTTCCTTCGGTTGGCAGGTGGGCGATGCCAACAGCCAGAACATCCTGATTGCCTCGCGCTTGGTAAGCGCCGGGCCCGCGTTTCACGCCATCGTCTACGACACCACGGACGGCACGCTCGGCCAGGTGGTTGCGTCCTTTGCTCCCGGGACGCAGGGCTACGACGTCAACGAGCGCGGCGATTACCTCATCGGCACGTCTTCGGGTCTGTTGGCGATTCTGGCGGACGGTGGCTCGTCGTGGATCAACGGCAACCATGAGGCCGGCAGCTATCGGCGCCCGAGCTTCAACAGCATGCAGCAGTTGGTCGCCGACGACTTCTTCCACGACGCGACGGGCCGGTACCAGCTTGCCCAATCGATCGTCGGCACCGTGCCGTTCACGTCGTTCGTCGCCACCGACATCAACGATGCGGGAATGGTCGCCGGGTACGGATTGAACCGTGACGGCCAACTCTCCGCCTTTGTGCTTTCACCCGTGCCAGTCCCCGAGCCGGCGGCATGGGCCCTGCTGCTTGCGATCGGGCTGGCGTCGGCAGTCTCACGGCATCGTATCCCCCACCGGCCTCGCCAGTAGCGCCCTGACGGTCGCCAGCATTCCAGGCGCCACCACCCTGCCGTCGTCAGTCTCGGCAAGCGCCAGCAGCAGCCACGGCGGCACGCGCATGGCCTCGGCGGCTGCCCATAGGTTCGCAACCGACATCGGCGCGCCCGCCTCCCACTTGCTGACTGCCGCCTGACCCACGTTCAGGCGTTTCCCGAGTTCGTGCTGCGATAGCCCCGCCTCCTGGCGCAGGCGCGACAGCGCGCGCCCGACCCGGTGATCTACTGTCGGCATGTTGCCACCTCATGTTGTTGTAGGCCGATCCGGGAATCTTTCCGTAGACATTCCCGGCGCATTCCGCGGAGGAATATCGGCGCTGCGGTGCGGCATGTTCAGGATCAATGGGTTGCCAAAATGGCGCCAGAAATTTGCATTTCTGTGCTTGACCGTCGTCGAGAATTTGCATTAATCTGCAATTCATCGCCCCACACCACGGGGCGCGGGAGGAACAGATGAACCCGGTGACCGCTGCACTGCTGGAATCGCTGACGGAGCTTCGGGCGACGATCGTCTACGACGAAGAGGGGGACCTCACTCGCGAGGAGTTCGACGCGATGCTGGAGCGTGCCGACGCGGCGAAGAAGCTGGCGTGGGGTGAGGCATGAACATGCCCCTGAAGCTGGAGCGCATCGCCCACGAGATCCGCCAGGCCGGCAACGACCTTCGCCTCGATCTCGCCCGGATGGACATGGTGGACGCCGAGCGGGCCGTGGTCCGGGCGCGTGAGGAGTACGACGCGGCGACTGCCGCCTTCCACCTCGCCGTGTTGATTCGGAACACGGCGCCGGAAGACGCGAAGCACGCGGCGCAGGCCGAGTTCTGGCGCCGTCGCGAGTTCATGCGGCTCGCGGAGTTCCAGTTGGACCGCCGTCGCGGCCTCGCGATGGATGCGCAGCGCGCCTACCGCGATCTCGGCGGCGACCTGATCGACAACCCCAATCACGACAAGCCGGCTTTCGCGAACGTGGACATGCGCGCGGAGTTGGGTGGCGTGATCTCGGACTGAGCGAGGAGACGACGATGGAACTGCCACACGTGGGTATGCCCAACGCGGGCGAGGAAGCGGACGACGAAGTGTCCGGGAAGCAGGCGCTCGGCGGGATCGCGGTGCTGATCATCTTCCTGGCGATCGTGATCGGCGTCGCCGGTGCCGTGCTGTCGTACTTCGCGCAGGGTGCCGCGCTTGCTGCGCTGGTCCCGTGGTCGCTGATCGATCACCACACGAACGAGCGGCACCTGTTCGTGCGGCCGAAGACGTGGCTGGAGCGGTTCGACGAGTGGAAGGATCGGCTGGTGGCGGTGGCGATCCTTGCGTTCGTGGTGCTGTTCGCGGCGGGGGTGTTGAAGTGAGCGCCCCCGCGAAGCACACGCCGGGCCCTTGGGAACTGCAGCCGGCTTTCCGCGACGGCGACCTGCTCTCGGTCGTCTACGTGAGTGAAGACAACAAGACGTTCCCGATCGCCGAGGAGGTTGGCGGTCGCCGCCATGGCGCGGACTTCGAGGACGAGTCCGAGTGCGTGGCGAACGCTCACCTGATCGTCGCCGCGCCGGATCTGCTCGCCGTCGCCGAGTCCTTCGAAGTGCGCGCCCCGGATGCCGATGGCGATGTGTGGCTGGTCATCCACGAGTCGAACGCCAGCGGTCAGGGCGGCGTGAATCTCGGGAAGGCCGATCGCATCGTCGCGCAGGTTGCGCTGCTGCTGGAAGAGTCGCGCCGCGCCGCTCTCGCCAAGGCCCGGGGTGGCGCATGAACGCCCCGATGCCCCCCGAAGTTCTCGACCGCTCGACGTACGTTGGATCGAGCGACATCGCGGCGATTCTCGGCCTGTCGAAGTGGGCCACGCCCCTGGACGCATACCGCCGCAAGGTCGAGCCCGAGTCCTTCCCCGAGCACGACGACGACAAGCGGAAGATCCTCCGCCGCGGCACGCTGCTGGAGCCGGTGATCCGGTCCATGGCGGTCGAGGACTACGGGCTCACGCTCTACGGCACCGGCAACCGGTACGCCGATCCTGAGCACGAGTTCATGCGCGCCGAGATCGACTTCGAGACGATCGACGAAGCCGGTGGCTTGGGCGGCATCGTCAACAACGAGTGCAAGAGCGTGTCGCCGTTCCTCGCCGACCAGTGGGGCGAGGAGGACTCGCAGGAAATCCCCGCCGACTACTTCGCCCAGGTGCAGTTCGCGCTGATGGTCACGGGCCGTCCGCTCGCCTACGTGTGGGCGTTGTTCGGGGCCGACAAACTCGTCCGGTACGTGATCCCCCGCCAGCCCGAGGACGTGCTCGACGGCATCCGCGCGAGGGTCGTGCACTTCTGGAACAACCACGTTCTCGCGCGAGTCCCGCCAGCGCCCGTGACGATCGACGACGTGGAATTCCTCATGCGCAGCCTGCAGGGCCGCGAGGTCGTCGCGACACCCGACATCGAGGAGGCGCTCCAGCGCTACCGCAACTGCAAGGCAGTCGCGAAGGGCGCCGAGGACGAGATCGAGGATCTGAAGTTCACGATCGTCGAAGCCATGCGGCGCGGCGCCGAGGAACAGCACGGCAAGCCGCTGCTGCCCGACGAGTACGCGTGTCTCGTGGATCTCCACGGCAAGAAGCTCTGCACGTGGAAGGCGCAGGCCACCGAGCGCATCGACGTGAAGGGGCTGCGCGCCGCGAAGCCCGAGATCGCCACCCAGTTCACCACCACCAGCGTGAGCCGCGTCCTGCGGCTCGGCAAAGCATAGGAGCAGTCATGTCCGCACCCAACACCGCCGCCGCTCGCCTCCGCGATGTGGCAACCGCGCCGGCCGATGTCGTGGCCGAGAAGGAACGCGTCGCCAGCATGAAGCCGAAGGAGCAGATCAGTTACCTGCTCGCGCAGCGCAAGGGCGAGATCCAGAAGATGCTGCCGGCGAAGATGAACGCCGAGCGGCTGCTGAAGGTCGCGCAGATCGCGGCCACCACCACGCCCGCCCTGCTGAAGTGCGATGTCGCCTCGCTGGTCGGCGCGATCGGTCAGTGCGCGCAGATGGGCCTGGAGCCGAACACGGTGCTAGGCCACGCCTACCTCGTCCCGTTCAATACGAAGCGGAAGGATGCGGACGGCAACGAGCGGTGGGTGAACAGCGTGCAGGTGATCGTCGGCTACAAGGGCCTGATCGATCTCGCGCGCCGCTCCGGTCAGATCGTCAGCATCGCGGCGCACGAGGTCTGCAAGAACGACCACTTCGATCTGGTCTACGGCCTCGACGAGAAGCTCGTGCACACGCCCGCCATGGGCGAGCGCGGCGACGTGATCGGGTTCTACGCGGTCGCCAAGCTGGTCGGCGGCGGCTACGCCTTCGAGTTCATGTCGCGCCTGCAGGTGGAGACGGTGCGCGACGGCTCCCAGGGCTGGCAGCAGGCGGTGAAGTTCAAGAAGCAGGCCGTTCACCCGTGGCAAGCGCACTTCATCGAGATGGGCCGCAAGACCGTGATCCGCCGGCTCGCGAAGTACCTGCCGCTTTCGATCGAGTTCCAGCACGCGGCGACGCTGGACGAGCAGGCGGCGAGCGGTCGCGATCAGCACAACGACGCCTTCGACGGCGAGTTCGTGCCGATGGGATCGAGCGACGAGACGGGCGCGATGGACGACGACGCGCCGCCCGCCCTCACCGACGACCGCGCCGCCCAGGCCGAGGCCGCCGTGCCGCAGACCGTGGCAAAGCCCGAGAAGGTCCCCGCCGTCGCGCAGGACGACGACGGTTCCGGCATGTCGATGGACTGAGTTTCGGGCCACCACCGCCGCACAGATGCCGCTCTTTCCCGGGTCTCACGGCATGGCGGCAGTGGTCCACCCCTTCAATGGACGGGAAAGCGCCGAGAAGGTCGCACCGATTGTGCAATGGAACGGACCCTCTGCACGGACCGCACAGGCGGCAATTCGGAACCGCTTCTCGCCGCGCCGGTAGCCAACCCGGCCCCGTCCACCCAACACAGGAGCACCACGATGCACCCCAACGCAAGACGACTCAGCGAGTCGCTGAAGCAGTACCACCACCGGCTCAAGGAAGAGCGCGAGGCGCTGCGCGAGCGGCTGCGCGGCGTGGTGGTGTGGGATTCCTCCAAGCGAGGCACGTTCAAGAGGGAGCGGCGCGCATGAAGATCAACCGCATCCAGATCCGCGACTTCCTCGCGATCTCGCACGTGACCCTCGAACCCGCGACGCCGTGCACGCTGATCGCTGGCGACAACGGTCAGGGCAAGAGCAGCCTCGCCGAAGCCATCCGCCTCGCGCTGCTAGGCGAGATGTCGCGCGTGAAGCTGAAGAAGGAATTGCCCGCCCTGGTCCGCGACGGCGCTAAGAAGGGCGCGATCGAGATCGAGGGCGAAGGCTTTGCGACGAGCACGACGCTGCCGGCGGGTGCGGTGAAGACCACCGGCACCATCCCGAACCCGGAGGCGCTGGAGTGCTGCCTCACGCCGAGCCTGTACGCGGCGATGGCACCGAACACGCGGCGGGCGTTTACGTTGTCGCTGCTGCGCGTCGAGATGGGCGCCGAGGCCATCGCCTCGAAGCTGCTCGCCCGCGGCTGCCAAGCCGGCAAGGTGGAGATCGTGAAGCCCATTGTCGAGCGGCGCGGCTATCAGGCGGCGGCGGAGTTCGCTGCCGGGAAGGCGTCGGACGCGCGCGGCGAGTGGAAGGCGCACACGGGCGAAGCCTACGGCAGCCAGAAGGCCGAGGGCTGGCTCCCGACCGTGCCCACGCCACCCGACGGCACCGTGAACGGCCTGCAGATGCAGATTGACGGTCTAGACGCCGAGGTGTCGGCACTGAACCAGCAGATCGGCGCGGCGAACGCGACGGCGCAGACGGTCGAAGGGCTGTCGCGCAGGATTGCCGACGCGGCCGAGACGGCGAAGCTGCACGCGCGGCGAAGCGATGCGCTCAACGCGGCGCGGAAGGCGCTGGCCGAGGCGCAGGCAACGCTGGCGGCGACGCGCACAAAGGCCGAGGGCGGAAGCGTTGCGCCGCACTGGCCGTGCCCGGAGTGCGGCACGCTGCTGCAGCAGACGCCTGCCGCGCTGGTGCCGTACACCCCACCGGAAGTGTTGGCCGATCCGCTGGCGCGGGCCGCACTCCCGAAGCTCGAAGCGGCCGTGACGCTGTGCGAGAAGAGCGTAGCCAACGCCGAGCGCGACGTGAAGGCCAGCGACGAAGCTGCGGCGTTGAAGGTGAGCCTCGAGGAGCAGTTGGCAGCAGTCCCGAAGGACGACGTGATGGTCGACGTCGCCGGGCTGCGCGCGAAGATCGCCGAGCAGCAGGACATCCGCCGCACGCTCGTCAGCCATCAGCAGCGCATCCGCGACGCCGAGACGGCTCGCCTCAACGCCGAGCAGACGCGGGATTTCGCGGCTCAGGCGCATCGCGATGTCGAGCAGTGGGTGGCGATCGCGGAGGCGCTCCAGCCGGATGGGATTCCGGGGGAGATTCTCTCCGAGGGGGTCGCGCCGATGAACGAGGCGCTGCAACGCCTGCACGGGATCACGCAGGCCGGCGACGAGGTGTGGCCGCTGGTGCAGATCACCCCGGACATGAGCATTACCTACGGCGGACGGCTCTACGCGCTGTGCAGCGAGTCCGAGCGGTATCGCGCGGACGTGATGCTGGCGCTCGTGATCGGCGACCTGTCCGGCATCCGGTTCCTGCTGCTCGATCGCGTCGACGTGCTCTCCAACCGTGGCCGGGTCGCGCTGATCCTGCTGCTGCACCGGCTTCACACCGGGCCATTTGCATCTATGCAGGTGATCGCACTCGGCACGTTCAAGGAACCGCCGAAGGGCCTGCCGGCGTCGTCTTGGTCCGTCCGCTGGATCGAGCGCGGCGCCATCGAATCCACCACCACCGAAGCCCAGGAGGCTGCATGAGCGCCCTGTCGTGGTCCGGCAATGCCGTCGTGCAGCACCTGAACGTCCGCAAGCAGGGGCCGGACGACGAGAAGGAACTGGCGCTCGACGTGAAGCTCTGCGCCGACGCGCGCTCGGAGGTGCTGATTCACTTCGCGGACATGCTCGCCGGCTTCCTGTTCGTCGCTGACGGCGCGCTCCGGTTCCCGATGATGGATCCCGTGTCGTGGGTCGGCGAGATCAAGCACATCACGCTCACGATGGCTGAGCACGAATTCCGCGACGTGACGCTGCGGAAGTTCTCGTTCGCGCCGAGCGCGGGCTGGAAGGTGGCGATGACGTTTACGGCGTCGTTCGCGCCGCAGGCGAAGGAGGCCGCAATCATCGCGGAGATGCTGGCCGAGGCGGTCCGGGTCGAGATCATGCCGGAGGGCGATCTGCTGGCGGGCGTGGACACGACTACCGGGGAGATCCATCTCGGCACGCACACGATGTCCGACGGCACGCAGGCGGAGATCGTCGCGAACTTGAAGCCTGCGCGGAAGCGCCAGGCCAAACCCGCCGATGGCAAGTGGCCGTTCCCGGTGAAGGAAGGCGCGAAGGCGGACGACGAGATGGAGGTGGGGTGATGGAAAACCACAAGCTCGACACCGACACCCAGGTGTTCTTCTACGAGCAGGACTTCTACGTGCTGAGCAACTTCTCGGCGTTCCAGGTGGCTGTGTTTGGGGCCGTGTTCCCCACTAGCGAGCACGCCTACCAGTGGAGCAAGTTTGTCGCGGGCGCCGATCCCGCCGTTGCGTTCCGAATCATCACCGCGCCGTCTGCGCACCAGGCTTTCAAGCTCGCCGAGAAGTACAAGGATCGTCGCCGCCCCGACTGGGACGCCGTGAAGATCGGCGTCATGCGCGACATCCTCCGCGCGAAGGTCCAGCAGCACGAGTACGTCCGCCGGAAGTTGCTGGACACCGGCGATCGCGAGTTGATCGAGGACTCGTGGCGCGACGACTACTGGGGCTGGGGGCCGAACCGCGACGGGCAGAACATGCTCGGGAAGCTGTGGATGGAAGTGCGGGATGAGATTCGTGGGAAGGGAGACTGACATGGCCTTCGCGAAGCTCTTCGAGACCGAGGACATGGGCCAGATCCTCGTGATGGTCGGCCAGTCGCCGGAGTGCGTGCCGGAGATTCGGACGTGGGTGCAGCCGGCGGGCCTTGCGCCGTGCTCGATCGCGTTCGGGTTCGAGGACAGCGAGGCCGGCGAGGCGCAGTCGTACCAGGCATTCGAGCGGTTCGACCTGGATCATGCGAGGAAGGCCGCGAAGGCGGTCTTCGACATGCTCGCGAGCAGGGGCGATGCCGACATGGACGGGGACGACTGACATGCGCCCTCCCCTCCTCCGCATCAGCACCGACGAGCTGATCGTCGACTCCTTCGCCGGCGGCGGTGGCGCGTCGACCGGCATCGAGCGCGCCCTCGGCCGCTCGCCCGACATCGCCATTAACCACAACGCCGAGGCGCTTGCGATGCACGCGGCGAACCACCCGACCACGCGGCACTACTGCGAGTCCGTGTGGGATGTGGATCCCGTCGAGGTATGCGCCGGTCGGCGTGTCGGGCTCGCGTGGTTCTCGCCGGACTGCAAGCACTTCAGCAAGGCCAAGGGCGGCAAGCCCGTCGAGAAGGCCATCCGCGGGCTCGCATGGGTCGCCGTGAAGTGGGCGAAGACCGTCCGCCCGCGCGTCATCGTCCTCGAGAACGTCGAGGAGTTCGCCGACTGGGGACCGGTCCTCGAGGACGGCCGGCCGTGCCCCATGCGCAAGGGCCACACGTTCCGCCGCTTCGTGCGGCAACTGTCGAACTGCGGCTACACGGTCGACTGGCAGGAGATCCGCGCGTGCGACTACGGTGCGCCGACCATCCGCAAGCGCCTGTTCCTGATCGCCCGGTGCGATGGCCAGCCGATCGTCTGGCCCGAGCCCACGCACGGTCGCGGCCTGTTGCCGTACCGCACGGCGGCGGAGTGCATCGACTGGTCGATTCCGTGCCCGTCGATCTTCGAGCGCACGAGGCCGTTGGCAGAGAACACGCTGCGGCGGATCGCGCGGGGTGTGCAGCGGTATGTCGTGGAAGCAGCCGAGCCGTTCATTGCGCCGGTGACGCACGCCGGGGACGCGCGCGTGCATTCGATCAATGAGCCGCTTCGCACCATCACATCGGCGCAGCGCGGCGAGTTTGCGCTCGTCTCGCCCACGCTGGTCGAGATCGGCTACGGCGAGCGGCCGGCCAACTGGCGGTGCGTCGCGTGCGGCGTCACCTACGACCGAAGCGATCTGCCGACCTGCGGGTGCTCGAAGTGCGGCTCGGAGTCCGACCCTATCGCAGTCCCCGGCCAAGCGCCGCGCGCTCCCGGCCTCGGCAAGCCGCTCGGCACCGTCGTGGCCGGCGGACGGAAGCACGCGCTCGTGGCCGCCTTCCTCGCGAAGCACTACACCGGCGTGATCGGCAGCCCCATGGACGACCCGATGCACACCGTCACGGCCACCGATCACAACGCGCTCGTCACGAGCCACCTGCTACCCGCGCCATTCCACGCCGCCGAGGTCCGCGCCTTCCTCGTGAAGTATTACGGCAACGAACGCGACGGCATCTCGGTCCGCGAGCCTCTCCACACCATCCCCACACACGACCGCTTCGGCCTCGTCACCGTCCACGGCGTCGACTACGCGATCGTCGACATCGGCATGCGGATGCTCGAGCCGCACGAGCTGTACCGCGCCCAGGGCTTCCCGCCCGAGTACCGCATCGACATCGAGCACCAGGGCAAGCGGCTTTCGAAGGCCGCGCAGGTGCGCATGTGCGGCAACAGCGTTTGCCCGCCGGCGGCCGAGGCGATCGTCGCGGCGCAGTTCGCCGAAGAACGGATGAGGGCGACGGCGTGAAGGTCGACCTGTCCGACGACGAGATCACCCGCCTAGTCGAAATGCGCGGCGGGTGTCGGTGCCACCTGTCGCCACCGTGCGGCGCGCACGCCGATCCGCCGACGGCCGACGAGTTGGCCGAACTGCGCGACGACGACAAACCCCGCGGCACCTGGCCGTGGCCGACAGATTCGGATGTGGAGGACTGACCATGGCATTGCCCTACGAAAGCGCCACCAGCGGCGAGCGCGCCCTCGGCGAGATCCAGAAGCTCTTGCGCGGGTTCGGCTGCTCGAAGTTCGGCAGCATGATCGACGACGAAGAGGGTTCGGTGCTCGTGCAGTTCGAGTACCACGGCCAGCCGGTGAGCGTGAAGGCGTCGATGCGCGGCTACGCGGCGGCGTGGCTCAAGGAACACCCGTGGAGCACGCGCACCAAAGCCACGAAGGTCCAGCACGAGCGGAAGGCGCTCGACATCGCGAGCGTCGCCGTCTACTCGATCCTGCGCGACTGGATCAAGGGCCAGCTCACGGCGATCGACACCGGCATCCTGACTTTCGAGGGCGCATTCCTCGGGCAACTGCTGTTGCCGTCGGGGAAGACCGTGCTCGAACACGCCCAGGCGTCGAAGTTGTTGCCGGCGCCGAAGGAGGACTGACCATGCCCGACACACCATACCGCCCGAGCAACGGCTGCGAGGGCCAAGGGTTCTATGCGCATTGGTGCGAGAACTGCGCCCGCGACAAGGTCATGAACGGCACGCTCGACCAAGACGAGGCAGGCGATGCCGACCTGTGCCCGCTGATCGCGAACTCTCTGGCCTTCGACGTGACGCACCCGGAGTACCCGAAGGAATGGGTGCTGCGCGATGGCGTGCCGACGTGCACGGCGTACACCGAACACATCCACCCGGGCGAGTTGAGCGAGGCGGAGAAGGCTGCGCAGGGAGTGCTGCTGTGAGCGAGACGCCACGGACCGACGCGAAAGAGAAGGAAACGGAGTACGGGAGCGACGAGGCGCACGCACATTACGGCTGGAAGTTCGCCCGCGCCCTAGAACGCGAACTAGCCACCGTGACGCGCGAGCGGGACGAGGCGCGGCAGGCATTCGCATCGTTCGACGCCTTGTTTCGTGGCGTGCGTCAGATGCGAGACGAAGCGATGAAGGAACGCGACGACATCATCGCCGAGCGCGACGCCCTCCGCGCTGAGTTGGAGGCACTGCAACCCGGCATCGACCATCTGCGCGAGACGTGCGAATCGCTGGAATTGGAGCGCGACGACATCATCGCCGAGCGCGACGCCCTCCGCGCCGAGGTCGAGCGGCTAACCTCCGCGAAGGATGGTGCCTACGAGGAGCGCAACCGCTGCGTGGCGCTGATCGCGCGCATGGCGTTGTCTCTCGGGTGCCGCGCTGGTCTCGCCCGCACTGCAATCGAAGGATGGTCCGAAGACTGGCACGGCTGCGTTTACATCGACCTTCCTACCGGGCAGGTGTCGTGGCACTACCACGATTCACACGGGCACCTGTTCGAAGGGTTGCCAAAGTACGCTGCCCCGTGGGACGGGCACGACACGCCGGAGAAGTATCGCCGCGTTGGCGATGCACGGGAGTTCCCGAGAACGGCATGGGTAGAAAACCAGTTCCGCCAGATCAACGATTGGTGCTGTTACGCCACGGAGGAAGACATCGCCGCGCGGTTGATGGCGCTGCAACAGATTGGCGTTCTGGCCCGCGCCGCGCTCACGCCCGCAGAGGAGCCGAAGACATGAATTGCCCGAATGTGTATTGGGTTACAGAGCTGGCAAGGTTGACTCAGACGGTAGCGACCTCGCACCCAACGCTTGGTTGGACGCCCGCACGGCCGATGGGATGGCAAGGGTTAGGGCTGCGCATCCGCCTGCGCGCCGCGTGGCTGGTGTTTACCGGCAAAGCTGACGCAGTGCGGTGGTTTGAGCCTTGACCGCCGAGGTGACGAAATGACGATTGATGAAGTGATGACGCTGGCAGAGTCGGTCATGGCAACGGCCGGCGACGTAGCGCGCGGATGGGTGCCGGTGCAGCACCTGACCGAGCGAGAAAAAGTGCTCCGCGCCGCCATCCTCGAGCTGCTTGACGCGGAGGCGGAGGCGTGTGCGGCAGAGATTGAGGGCGAATGGTGGCGCCGAGGTCCAGAGTGCGCCGAAAGCATCCGCGCCCGCATCGCCGCGCGGAAAGAAGGCGCGAAGCCGTGATGACGCATCGATGGTACTGGCGGAAATGGCTAGGCGAGCGCCACGGGCAACCGTGCCGGGTCGTGGCAGTTGGCACGATGAACTCCGCGCTGGTCGAGTTTGCAGACGGGTTCCGCGTGCTGACGGTGCGGTATGCCGTGCGGAAGGTGACGCCGTGACCCTGCCCTACGACTACGCGCGGTGCGAGGGCGACACGCTCGACCACGACGCAGGCATCTATCACCCCGACTGCGTGCACTGCCTGCGCCGCACCTCTCCCGGGCGGCCGGAGGGATGGCAAGCGTACATCGCGCCGCACGCTGGACCGGGGCCGTGCCCGCATCGGATTGGAGAGACGACGTGACAGATGACGATGTAGCAGCCGCGATGGTGCCCGCATTCCGCGAGATGCTTGCTAAGTTCCCGCAGGCAAGGAAGAGCGAAGTGTGCAGCGCCCTGATGATTGCGAGCTTGAACGCGCTTCGCAAGCTGGATGGGGACGAATGGGTGCTGGGCTTTCTCGAATCGGCGGTGAAGGATTTGAAGGAGCACGCGCCGCTTTCAATCCTGCCGGAGGTTCACTGATGACCGACCTTGACGAACTCGAAAGGCTGCGTGGCGTGTACGACCGCGCGACTAAGTGCACATCGCTTATCGGCGCCGCACGGCTGTCGCTGATTCTGAATGCGCGAGCCGCCTACGAAACGGCGCTATTCGCTGCCGCCGAGGAACTGGTGCGGGATGCGCGGCGGTATCGCGACTTGATGGCAGCAGCACGGCAAGCCGTCTTGGCGTTGGCACATGCCAGCGAATATAACCCCAGGTACATACGCGACTACGAGCGGCTATCCGACGCCATTGACGCCGCCATCGCCCAGGAGCAACCGTGATGAATTGGGGATGGACAGCGCTAACTTTTGCGTTCGGGGTAAGTGTCGGATGGGTCGCCATGGGCTTGCTCGTCCGCGCCGACCGAAAGAAGACATGGGAGGACCTTATCGAAGGCCGGTATCAGATTCACGAAGCGTACAGAGACAAGAAGGTGCCTCGCTACGAGGACGCGGAAGAGGTGTTGCTGTGTGCGCGGCGGTGGCGTTGCGCGCTGCGGCACCCCGAAGTGTTCGCGCAGTGGAGCGGCGCGGAGGCAGAGGCCGCGATTGATTCGCTACTAAACGAGGGGATGTGAGTATGCGGAACAAAGCCGGACAACTGGCAATTGTGGTGCCGAGTGAAGAATCGGCAGAAGACATCAAGGCACACGGCGGGAAGGTGGTGCTGCCTATTGAGCACGTGCCATGCGCTCTTGGCGGCTCTGCGTGGCAAACCATGCCAACGCTTCGAGACGGCTATGGTAATAGGTTGGCATGGGATGACCGCGACCTAATGCCGCTCGGGGAACCTCTGGACGAATCTGACGCCGCCATCGCCCAGGAGCAACCGAACTCATCAGCAACGCTTACAGGTTCGGACGAGGGGAAGGGGGAGTGATGGGTTACGTATGGCGATTGCTGACAAGGGCAGACACGATCCAGCCCGGAGACCAAGGCTTAAACGACGACTGCGAGACATGGCACGACGTTGTGCCATTTGTCTGCGGCATGGGTTACACGCCGGCCTTCTTTGTGCCCATACGACGCCGAGTGCCCGATGTTCCCGAAGCCGATTTCGGGGACATGGCAGGAGGGGAATGATGGAGATTCACTTGCAGAACGGGCACATCCTGTTCATCTCGCTTGGCCTTTGCGCCTTGATGATTGCCGCCGCCGGCTTCATCGCGTGCGAGATCATGCACAAATGGCGCCACAGCAAATGGGCGATGGACGCAGCGCAGCGGATGAACGAGCGTCACGCCAGAATTGCGATTAAGTACATAGACCGCGCGAACGATGTTGCGCCGGAGTCTGGCGATTCGGCAGAGCGCATCGTGGCGGAATGGGCGGCGGAGACAAATGCCGCGCTTGAACTGCATTGGCCAACGGAGGGCAAATGAAAGAGCTTTCCCTTCGGCCCTATCACGGGAGGCTGTTCGTCGTGACGAAGTCGCGCGCCTACGAGGCGGCTCACCGAAAGCTGTTCCGTCAGACCGACCGCCTGACTTGCGCACAGCAGGGGCGCTTCGCGGCGGGCGAAGGCGACGACGGCATGTGGACCTATCTGGTCTGGGCCAGCAAGCCGCACACGCTGGCTCACGAACTCGCGCACGTGGTCCTGCATGTATTCGAGCGATGCGGCATCGACCCGAGGGCAGGCAACGGAGAGCCCTTCTGCTACATGCTTTCTCAGTTGCTGCTCGAAGCGCCGCGGATCAAGGAGGCGTCATGACCGCCCCCACCTTCGATCTCGACGAGGCCGCCGCGTTCTTGAAGCTCCACCCCAAGACTCTGCAGGCCCGGGCGAAGGCTGGCACTATTCCCGGCGCCAAGCTCGGCCGGCGCTGGGTGTTCCTCGCCGCCGATCTTGAGAAGTTCATCCGGGAGCAGTACGCATGTCTCTCTACAGAGTCGGGCGGATCTGGTACGTCGACATCCAACACGACGGAGCGCGAACTCGCGAATCTACTCGGACTGCCGACAAGAAAGCCGCGCAGGAGTACCACGACCGGCGACGCGCGGAACTCTGGCGCCACGTCCAATTCGGTGATCCCCTTCCGCGAACGCTCCGCGACGCCATAGTCTCGTGGCTGTCCGAGAAGGAGCGCGATCTCTCGGACCGCTACCGCATCAACGCGCTGCCGGAGTCCCTGCGGTCCCGGCAACTGTCCGCCCTCACCACGGCCGTGCTGGATGAAGCCATCGAGCACATGGCGCCGGCGTCGTACAACCGCACCGCCAACCTCCTGCTCGCGATCCTGCACCACGCCCAGGCCCGCGGCTGGATGCAGACCGTTCCCACCCTGCCCCGCAAGAAGGTCGACGACAAGCGCGTGCGCTGGTTGAGCGCAGAGGAGTGGCAGCGGCTGCGGAAGCACCTCACGCCGATCCTGGAGCAGATGGCGCGCTTCACGCTGGCGTGCGGGCTTCGAGAGAACAACGTGCTGCGGCTGCGCTGGGATCAGGTCGACCTCGCGCGGGCCGTCGCATGGACGCACCCGGACGAGAGCAAGGCGGGGGCGGCGATCGGCGTGCCGCTCAACGCTGAAGCGCTCGCCGTGCTGGCCGAACGGAAGGGATTGCACAAGGTGTGGGTGTTCGCGAACCCCGAGACTGGGGAGCCGTACTACAAGGCGTCGAGCAGGAAGTGGTACGAGGCGCTGAAGGCCGCGAAGCTGACGGATGTCCGCTGGCACGATCTCCGACACACCTGGGCGAGCTGGGCCGTGATGTCCGGCGTCCGCCTCGAGGAGTTGCAGCGGCTCGGGGGATGGAAGACACTCGCGATGGTTACTCGCTACGCCCACCTCGCGCCCGAGCATCTGGCGCAGGCGGCCAGGTCGATCAAGCCGATCAGCCTGAAGCAGCGGAAAAGAGCGTGACGCCGGCAGATCGGCGCCACAGTTAGCGGGATTCTCGACGGGGGGAACTGCCTTCACACGGCAGGGGTCAGTGGTTCGATCCCACTACCGCCCACCATCCCGAGTTCACGGGGCCGCAAATCGTGCGAGTCCCGTCGTCTGGCAGGGGCCTGCGCAATGGGGTCCGCCGAACACGCAACGGGGTCCATACCCGCAACGGGGTTCATACCACCAACGGGGCCCGGACACTCAGCAGGTGCAGCACAACAAAGCCGTGCACCAGGCGTCGCCCTCCTCCTCTCAGACCCGAAACAATCCAGTCCCTGCGCTTCAGGTGCATCGGGTGTCGCACACGTATCCGAGTGGCACCGTCGCCCTGGGCACCGTGGACCTCGATGTCGAGGCTGGCGAGTTCGTCTCGATCATCGGCCCCTCGGGCTGCGGGAAGAGCACACTCCTTCGATTGATCGCCGGGCTCGAGGCGCCGACGACCGGCGCGATCTCGCGGGAACTGGCGCGACCTTCGAAGTCGCCGATCGCATTCGTGTTCCAGCAGCCGACGCTGATGCCTTGGACGAGCATCCTGGCCAACGTGCGCCTTCCGCTCGATCTCGAAGGTGTCGCCGCCCGGACGTCGGAACCTCTCGCGCGGCAGGCCCTCGCCCGCGTCGGCATAGAAGACTTCGCGCAGGCTCTCCCGAGGGAACTGTCGGGGGGCATGCAGATGCGCGCGTCGATCGCGCGGGCGCTCGTCACCGAACCCTCGTTGCTGCTGATGGATGAACCCTTCGGCGCTCTCGACGAGATCACCCGTGCTCGCCTCGACCGCGAACTGCTCGCCGTCTGGGCGGAGCAGAAGCTCACCGCGGTCTTCGTCACGCACAGCCTGCACGAGGCCGTATTCCTCTCGAACCGGGTGCTCGTGATGACGCCGCGCCCCGGGCAGATCGCGGACACCCTCGCCGTCAACGAGCCATACCCGCGGGACGAGTCCTTCCGCTTGTCCACGCGTTTCGCTGATCTGTGCGCGCAGCTCTCCCACATGCTCATCGCCGCGGGAAGCGCGTGA